TGGGTTCCGTGACCGGCAACATGGTCACCAACCCGGGCTTCGAGGATGCCTCCCGCGTCGGCTGGACCCTGACCCAGAGCGACAGCACGCTGGCCACAACGGTCGCCAAGATCGAGATCGCTCAAGGTGGGTACCCGGCGCGATCCGGTCAGGGCAAGGCCGCCCTGGGGGTCAACAACACCGGCACCGCGACCGCGACCAGCGACCCCTTCCCAATCGTCGCCGGGCAGACGTACATGTTCCGGTACTGGTACTACGGCATTGGACACCTGCACGTCACCTTCGAGACCAGCCCGGACAAGGTCACCTGGACCGACCAGATGGCTGGGGTCAACGACGTCACCTACAACGCTGCGGCGTACGCCGAGGACATCTTCGAGATGACGGCGCCCACCGGGGCACTGTGGGGCCGGGTCACCTTCCAGCAGTTGAACCCCGGCTCGTACGGGTTGTCCACCTCGTCGTTCTCCTACATCTGTGTGGATGACGTCCTCGTCATGCGCGAGGGCTACGGCGCTACGGATATTTCGGCCGCTGGTGTCCGGCTGTTCGGGCCGGACGGATCGCTCGGCACGGAACTGACCACGTCCAACGCCTATGCCACCTTCGCGGGCGGAGCAGCGAGCATCGACCCCAACGGCGTGGGTACTTTCAATTCGGTCTTCACCCCGCAGCGCCCGGCGGGGGCGTCCTCCGACGACCCGACCGGACAGATCTGGTACCAGGGCCAGGAACTGGGATCCCTGCTGTGGAACATGCCGTGGGGCATGGTCACCTACGAACGAGGGTGGACCTTCAGGCCCGCCAACGACGTGAACGGCAACCAGACCTACTACACCACCCAGACCGGCCTAATAGAACTGTCCTTCACCGCCGTCGAGGGCCGCATGTACCGCGTCGTGGGGAAGTCCCAGTTCGACTTCAACGGAGGCGCCGCCACCACGCCTAACGAGTTCGAGACCGCTATCACCCTCTCCGGCACCACAACCACCGTCAATGGCTGCACGGTCATCACGCCGAACGGGGCCAGCCCCAGGGTGACTGACACCATGATCGCCCGCGCGTTCTCGTTGTCCTACGACGGCACCGGCACGGACTTCACCGGATACGTGGAGGGCGTCATCATCTGCTCCGCCGACGGTGGTGGCCTGTACAGCGCGACGACCTGTCTTGCACCTGGTGAGCACCGAATCCTCTGGTGTGCCCAGAAGCACTCGGGTACGGCAACCGGCTGGGGTATGCGTAACTACAACCCCGCGCAGTCCTCAGACTTCTACGTCGAGGACATCGGTCCAGCCGTTCCCGAGGGCGGTGTGTACAACACAGGCGGCGCGGTCGTGACGGCGACGAAGACGTACACGAAGACGTACAACGCCGTGTGGTCCCGCCGGTACGGAAACGCCGGATACACCGATGGCACCGTGTACCAGGGCTACTACTCCAGCACCTGGGGCACGCAGAAGTCGATGGTCTACTTCGGCACCCAGCCCTTCACAGACATGGGTTCCACGGCGAAGGTCTCCAAGGTCGAGGTCTACCTCTACAACAACCACTGGTACTACAACGGGGGTGGCACGGCGCACATCGGTGCATTCACCGGAACCACCGAGCCGACGTCTTTCGGTGGTAGCGGTGTGAACCTTACTGTTTCCGCCTGGCCTGTTGGCGCCGGAAAGTGGGTAACCCTGCCGTCGTCCTGGAATTCAACTTGGAACGCGGCCACCCCGTATCGTGGGATAACGCTAGGTGCGGATCTTGGATCCAGCACCGACAAGACCTACTACGGGTACTTCGCCGGTGTCGGGGATTCCCACCCTCCGCAGTTGCGTATCACCTACACCAAGTGAGGAAGTCACTTAATGCCTGACATTACCGTCACGGTTCCTGACGACGTCTGGCCGCGCGTCGCTGCCGCGTTCCACACCTGCTACCCGAACAACGTCGAAACCCCGGACGTGGACCTCGTTCAGTTGGCCGCCAAGTCCTACATCCGAGACATCTGGGTCAGCACCGAGCAGGCGACGAACTCGAACGCTGGGGCTCCGCGCTACAACCAGGCGGCCGAGGACTACAACGTCGCACGGCAGGCGGTCGACGCCGACATCCAGGCGCAGAACAACCAGGTCCTCGCGGATTCCCAGGTCGCGTTCCCCGGAATCTGACGTAGAACCGTAAGTGCAATCTCGGTAGGCATTCCTGGGAGAATGCAAGCATGCCTACCGAGATTGCATTTCCGTTTCGCCTAGCGTCCGACGGCACTATCGCCGTCGAGACGAATCCGGACAGGCAGATCGCCCAGCATGTGAATGCGCTCATCGGCACGCAGCCGGGGGAGCGGGTCATGCTCCCGGATTACGGGGTTCCCGTGGCTGATCTGCTGTTCGACCCTGACGCGTCCTTTGTCGCGCAGGAGATCAGCCGTGCCGTAACCACGGCTTTCAATACGTACGAGCCCGGTGTGGTCCTCCAGAAGGCGACCCCTATCCCGGACTCCACGCAGATGTCCCTCGCTCGTATCGAGGTCGACTACATCCGCCGCGAGGACGGGGCGTCCCCTTCCAGCCTGGCTCTCCAGTCCAACACAGCAGTCGTCCGGGTCGGCGGCACCGTAAGCGAGGTCATCAGTGGCTGACGTTCCCGCGATCGACTACACCTCACGCGACTACGAGGGCTTCAAGTCGTCCCTGCTCGACTTCGCCTCGCGTGCCTTCCCCCAGTGGGTGCCCTCCTCCGAGGGCGACTTCGGCGTGCTCCTGGTCGAGCTGTTCTCCTACCTCGGGGACAGCCTCTCCTACTACGGCGACCGGCTCCAGCAGGAGTCCTTCCTGCCCACCGCGACGCAGCGGCTGTCCCTGCTCCAGATCTCCGACCTGCTCGGCTACCAGCCGTCCAACGGCGTACCGGCTACCGGAACCGTCACCTTCCAGACGTCCAACCCGGGCCCGGCCGTCACCGTGCCTGCGGGCACACAGGTCGTCACCGACTACATCGACACCATCGACTCGCCGATCACGTACGAGACCGACACCGACGTCACCGTGCCCAAGAACGGTGGCACCGCGACCGTCTCCGTCACCCAGGGAGTCACCCGCACCCAGGTCAACGTCGGCACCAGCTCGGGCCTGCCTGTGCAGGAGTTCCGGCTGCCCGACGTTCCCGTCATCGGCGGCACGGTCCGCGTGTACGTGGACGACGTCGACACCCTCACCGAGTGGACGTACATCGACTACATCGTGGACGCCGACCCGAGCGACCGCGTCTTCAGCACCTACCTGGACGAGGCGGGTGCCACGTGGATCCGCTTCGGCGACAACATCAACGGCGCCATCCCGACCACCAACCTGACCATCTACGCCACCTACCGAGTGGGCGGCGGGACGGTCGGCAACGTGAACGCGGGCGTGGTCAACGCCATCGCGGACTCCACCCTGCCTGGTGTCACCTTCTCGCAGGACTCCAGCGGCAATGCGATCTCCTCCGTCATGACCGGCGGGGCTGACCCGGAGACCAACGACCAGATCCGCGCCAACGCCCCGCGCATCTTCCGCACCCAGGACCGCTGCGTCACCCTGGCCGACTTCTCCGACCTCGCGCTGACCATCCCCGGCATCGTCCGGGCCAACGCCATCGCGTCGACCTACACCTCGATCTCGGTGTTCGTCATCGGCTCCGCCGGAGGAGCCCCGAGCACGACCACCCTCCAGAACGTGCAGACCAGCCTCCAGGCCAAGGCCCTGGCAGGCACCACGGTCACTGTGTCCGGCCCGACCACGGTCAAGGTGAACGTGGGCAACTCCTCGAACCCGATCACCGTCGAGTGCTGGCCCCGCTACTCCCGGGCCTCCGTCCTCTACGACGTGCAGCAGGCGCTGAAGACGATGCTCTCCTTCGCGAACGTCGACTTCGGCATGCGCCTGACCCTCTCCGACTTCTACAAAACGATCCTGGACGTGGAGGGAGTCCGCTACGTCGACATCCCCCTGATTGCCCGCGCCGACGCGGCCCAGACCGGGACCGCCGACATCGTCATGCGCGCCTGGGAAATCCCCACGGTCGGCAACATCGCCAACATCACCATGACCGGAGGTATCGGCTGATGGCCGCCGTCTACCCGAAGCAGTACAAGTCCTTCACCGTGCACAAGAACCTGGTGGAGGACATCGACGCATCCCACGTCAACAACCTCCAGGACGAGGTGCTGGCCCTTCAGCAGACCCTGGGCATCCTGCCGCACCAGGACACCGGCCTGAAGATGAAGACCAACACCTACGCCTCCGTCGCGGCCCGGCTCGACGCCATCCAGCGCGGCCACGGCATACCCGCGTGCTACGTGTCCAAGACGTCTGACACCGTCAAGGGAGGCGCGACCAAGACGATCTCCTTCTCCCGGCCGTCGGCGGCCCAGGACCCCGAGGGACTGTTCAACGGGCACTCGATCACGGCCAACCGCACCGGCTGGTGGATCGTCTTCGGCCGAGTCATGTGGGCCAACGCCACCGGCTCGAACGCCACGGGCGCCGACCGGCAGATCAACATCGCAGTCGGCGGCGGTCAGGTGATGTCCCAGGACCTCCAACCGATCACCGACGGAAACTCCCACATGCACATCGGCTGGCAGGGATGGGTCACCGCAGGCAAGGCCATCGACCTCACCCTCTACCACCCGCTGGCCACCAAGACCCTGCAACTCCAGAACCTGCACCTGAGCGCGGTCATGATCCGGGAGGCGTGAGGTGGGAACGTACGGCGTTTCCCTGTACGGGCTGTCGAAATACGGGACGGACATCCATCCCGACTTCGACGTCAGCCCGTTCACAGCCACGCCCGTGGACTACTCCACCGTGCTGCTGGACTGGAAGGCCCCGGCGGGTACGTGGGACTCCCTGCGGCTGATCCGCAACCGGTACGGCTGGGCGGTCAACGAGAACGATGGCGAGATCCTGCTCGACCAGACCCACGCCGCGACCTCGTTCTCCGACAAGGGCGTGGTCGGCGGGCACTGGCTGTACTACACGATCTTCATCTCCGCGTCCGGCCAGTGGTCCCGGGCGGGAACCATCTCGTGCCTGATGCCGAAGAACAACGGCTACACCGAGCTGCTGTACGACCTGATCCCCGACCACTACAAGGTCGACGTCCAGCCGGGCAACAACGTCACCGACGACTCCAACACGCTCAACCCCTACCTGACCCCGTTCCTGTCGATCTTCGGGTTCGGGTTCGACATCGTGAAGAGCTACTACGACTCCAACCGGTACACCAACGACGCGATGCGCACGCGCTTCGACAACATCGCCCAGTTGGCCAACCAGTTCGGGATCCAGTACGAGGCCAGCGCCCCGGCCTACCTCTTCCGCCAGCGCGTGCGGGACGCGGCCACTCTCGGCCGCCAGAAGGGCACCCTGGAGCAGATCCGCTCGATCATCTCCGAGACCACCGGATACGACGCCGACCTGAGCATCGGCGACAACCTGATGCTCTCCGACGACCAGGCCGACTTCGACCACCCGACGTTCCCGCAGTGGGACTCGGGCGTGAACTACGCCTCCGGGGAGAAGGTGGAGTTCGGCTCGTACCTGTACCAGGCGGGCTCCTCCGGCGCGTACGGACAGGCCCAGGCACCCACCGGCACCAACGCCTCCAACGCGTACTGGACCGTCGTCTCGTACGGCACCGACGCCACCCTGGTCGACGCCAACGGACACGTGGCGGGCTGGGAAGAGATCTCCTTCACCGCCGGTGTCTCCCCGGGCACCAACGGCGTCCTGGTGGGCATCGGCGTGCAGAACCCGACCGACCCCAACGACAAAGCAGGGAACGCGCTGTGGGTGCGCAACACCAACTCCGGAGGCTCAGTCGCCACGATGGGTGTGCGTTCCGTCGGACGACTGTCCGGCCAGGCGACGATGGACCCGCAGCAGCCGGTCCTGTTCGGCGTCCCCGTGCCCTACACCTGGCAGGTGTGGGACAACAGCGTCGACTACCAGCCCGGTGACATGGTCATCTTTCACGGCCGCATCTACCAGGCGCTCACCGCGTCCCTGAACGTCGCGCCACCGGACACCCCGACGGCCAACGCGCAATGGACACCGCTGGGTTACGACGACCGCGTGCAGATGTGCCTGTCCGGCTACGCGCAGGCGTACTCCGGCGAGCAGAGGTCGGTGTACCCCTTCGTCGAGTACTACGACTCCCACGGCGCCCTGATCACCTCCCTGTACTCCGACGCCGTCCCGGCCTACACCGTGCTCGATTCCTTCAGCCAGGGCTGGGTCGACTGGACCACCCGCACCACGGACCTGGGCGGCGCCTCCTGGACCGAGACGTTGGGCCAGTGGACCTCCGGCGGCTACGCGGGAGGATCGGCCTACCCGGTAGGCGCCACGGCGTCCATCGCCACCGTTCCCGGCCACGCCGACGGGACAGTGGCAGCAACGTTCCTCACCAGCCCGTCTAACGCCCTGCGGCAGGGAGTGGTGTTCCGGCTCCAGGACGCCTCCAACTACTGGCGAGCGGGCCGCACAGGACTCCACCGCATCGAGGCCGGATCCTGGGTCGCCACCTACGCCTACTCCCAGACCTTCCTGGACGGGGACCGCATCACGGTCGCCTTCTCCGGGAGCAACATCACCGTGCAGAGGAACGGAACCCAGGTGCTCACCCTTACTAACTCGACGTTCAGCACGGCCACCAAGGTCGGAATGGTGGTGACCTGATGACCACGCACAACCTCACCTTCGTCAACGACGACGACTTCGCCCCGGTCGTCTCCTTTTCCGGCAGCATCGTCGGCCGCCGGTTCAGGGTGTTCGGTCCCACGCTCGGCGGCCAGGTCACCCTCGACGGCACGCTGGCCATCAAGATCCCGCGCCCGCAGCCGCTGGCTCCCGAGGCCGGGCAGATCTCCTTCCAGGGTCACCTCTCGGCCGGAATCAAGGCGCCCGCCGCAGCGTTCAAGGACTTCGCCCACTACCCGTACGCGGGCGTCGACCCGGCCATGGCGTGGACCGGTATCAACTCCGGTGCGCTTCAGTCGGCTCCCGCTGGCTCCTACAGCCGCGCCTACGCCGCGTTCACCGGCCCGGTGGACTACCCGGTATCCGGTGGCGGCTACGCCTGGAAGCGGGCCGCGTACGCCTCTGTCGGGTTCAAGTTCGCGAGCATGTCGGTGAACAAACACCAGATTTTGGATGCGGTCCAGTTCGAGGCGCTGCCGGTCGGGTCAACCGGCCCCAGCGCATACCAGAACGCCCGCGAGATCCAGGCCATCATCAAGCCGTCCCGGCTGAACTACGCGACCAACCCCAACTTCGAGAGCGGGCTGACTGGCTACGGTCCGACCGGCCAGGCCACCCATGCGCTGGACTCCTTCTCCTGGCGGGGCACCCAGGCTCTCAAGGTCACCGTGCCCACCACGGCCACACAGGACAGCGGCCTGTCCTTCCAGGTGTCCGGCATGATCCCGGGCCGTACGTACACCATGAGCGCCCGCGTGGCCATCGCCCAGGGCTGTGGGGACATCGCCCCCTGGTCCGGCGCGGGGGCAGTGCAGTTGGGCGCGGTGAAGTGGACGCAGGCAGCCAACCGCAGGGACCCGGCCCAGAAGCGGTGGCGCACGCTGTACGTCACCTTCACGACGCCGTCGTCCTCGCTGTACGTCGGCATGAACGTCCTGAAGCCCACCATGATCCCGGGCACGGCGAGCATCTTCTGGGCCGACGGCGTCCTGGTCGAGGAAGGTACCTCCGTCCGCGACTACTTCGACGGCTCGATGGGATCGGACTACCTGTGGGAGCAGGGGGGCAGCCCCAACCTGGCCCGCTCGTACTTCTACGAGAACTACGTCGAGCGCAGTTACCTGATCCGCACCCTGCTCGAAGAGAATGTTCCTCTGGGAATCACGGCGGCCGTACCTCAGTACGCCGTTCTGCCGACCCAGTAACCACGACCCGTAAGGATCCCCATGCTTACCAACTACGCCGACGTGGCGGCCCTCGCCGTCGGCCTGGTCCTGCCCGCCATTGTGGCGGTGTTCACCAAGCCGTCGACCAACCCCACCGTCAAGGGCTTCGCGCACGCCGTCCTGGCCCTCGCCACCGGCTCCCTGGCCACCTACAAGGCCGACCCGTCGAACTTCGTGTGGGCGCCCGCTGTGATCGCCGCGTTCCTGGCCTGGCTGTCCGGCACGGCGTTCTACCACTCCCTGCTGAAGAAGTACTCCTGGTTCGGTGCGCTCCAGAACCTGTTCGTGTCCGAGGTCGAGAGCCGTCTTAATACCCACGGCGCCGACGTCGAGCGGTACTTCGAGGTGGCGCAGGCGGCCGAGCTGGCCGAGGACGCGCAGGGCATCACCAACGACTTCCCCTTGAGCACCGACGTGGTTCAGTCCGGCGTGGAGGAGGCCGTCAAGGCGGCCGAGGAGATCCCCGTCGTCGGCACGGTCGTCCAGCGCTTCGAGACGGTCGCGGTCCCGGCGATCATTACGGCCGTGGAGGCTGTCGCGGCGCCGGTCGTCGAGAACTCCACCCCTGCCGTCGCTGTGCAGCCTGGCGGCCTGGGTCCGAGGGCGATCTGACCATGGACTGGTTCCGGCTGCTGCTGATCGCCTTCGCCACCTTCACCGCGTGGGAGTGGCTGCGCGACGTCCTGCCTGTCGCTATCCCGGCCGCCCTTCAGCCGCCCGTGGTCGTGGGGCTGGCCTACGAGGTGCAGCGTGTTCCCGGCCCGTGGCTGGCCGCTGGGGCGGCTGCTGGAGTCGTGGCGGTACTGCACGCGCAGGTACGGGGCAGCGGGGCGGAGACGACCTCTCTGCGCCTGCCGCGCAGGCACCCGAACACCGGGCGGAGAGTCCCCGACCTCCCCTGATTGTCAAGCACAAGCAAAACCCCGCTAGACAAGCGGGGTTTTCTTGCTTTTAGAAGCCGTAATGGCTAAGGTCTTCCTTGTTGCCAACCACGGCAGCGACCACCACAACACTGGAGCAGACTTGAGCAAGCAGCCCATCACCCTGGCCTTCGCTGGTTCCGCCGACATCGACCCCGAGAACGTCAAGGACCTGCTCAACGACTGGCTCGGCTTCGGCGACGAGGACAAGGACGGCTTCTTCGAGCCGAGCGACCGCGAGATCAACCTCATCTTCCCGGTCACCCGGGAGCACCTGTCCGACGGCCTGGAAGCGGTCCTCGGCTGGGCCGAGAAGGCCGACCTCCCCTACGTCGCCGTCGCCGACAACAAGCGCAGCCGCGCCACCGAGCAGATCCTCAAGGACGCCGAGGAGACCGTCCACGTCGCCAACGTCACGGCCGGTGTGGTCGACCTGCTGAAGAAGGCCGACAGCGCGGGCGACGAGGTCCACGTCATCCTGCTGTGGGGCGACGAGGGCAGCGAGCAGGCCGAACTCCTCCTGGACGCCGCCGACCAGGCGGGCTTCAAGGCCAAGGACCTCACCGCCGGACTCGACGACATCTCCTTCGGTGAGCAGCCGCAGGCCGAGGAGCCGGAGGAGGAGCCGCAGCCCGAGCCGGAGCCGGAGCCCGAGCCGGAGGCCCCCAAGCGTGGTCGCCGTCGTGGCCGTCGCTCTGAGCCCGAGGAGGCCGAGCCGGAGGAGGAGCCGCTGACCGAGGAGGACGCGCCGGAGGAGCCCAAGCAGGAGGAGCCCAAGCGCGGCCGTCGCGGTCGCAAGGTCGAGCCGGAGCCCGAGGAGCACCCGGTCGAGCAGGACATCCAGGAGCAGCAGGAGGACCTGGAGCAGGAGGTCAACCGCGCCGCGCAGAAGATCCAGCGTGAGGCCACCCCGGTCCCCGACAAGGAGATCGACCTCATCCTCATCGGCAACGCTTTGGAGGGTGCCTACAACGCCTTCCGCCTGGAGGACGAGCGCAACGCGGTCATCAACCAGGCCGAGGTCCGCCTCCGGCCGCTGACCGAACTGCTGGCCAAGGCGCTTAATATCGTGGCCGACTCGGTCCACGACAAGGAGGCCGAGGAGCAGGAGCGCCCGGCCGAGAAGAAGGCCGAGGAGCCGGAGGAGGAGCAGACCTCCGGACGCCGTCGCCGTGGACGTCCGCGCGACGAGAGCAAGACGTTTGCCTTCCTGGTCGACGACGAGGGCAACTACAGCCGTCGCGGCCGTGGCCGTATCCCGGCCGGACAGACCGTCGTACACCTGACCCGGGCGGAGATCGAGGAGAAGGGCCTCGAACTCGACTCGGAGTGAGTAACGCAAAAGCCCCCGGCGCTGAAGAGGTTCGAGACCTCGATTCACTGCCGGGGGCTTTTGCCCACCACACCCCGAGGCCCACCACAAACCCCGAGATGGGAAGAACCTAACATGTCGAGCCGACTTAATATCAACGGCGGATTCGGAGCCGCCGAGTGAGCATCATGATCATGTCGGAAGTCTTCACGCAGTCCGACACCCGCCTGGCCACGCGCCTGGTTCTGCTCGCGCTGGCGGACGCCGCCAACGACTCCCACCGCATGTGCTGGGAGTCCGTCGACACCATCGCGGCCAAGGCCAGAGTCTCGCGGCGCCAGGTGTTCACCGCGCTGGCGACCCTGGAGGAACGCCGCGTCGTCGAGCACGTCCCGGACGCGGAGAAGCCTGCCGAGGCCGAGCGGTACAAGTCCGTGGTGCGCCGGGTACTTCCGGTATCGGAATGGCTCCCGGAGCCTTCCAAGGGTGCAGAATCCGCACCCCTCTCTGAGGGTGCAGAATCCGCACAGGTGTCGAAGTTTTCACCTAACCCCAATAACCAACTAGAAGTTAGAGATATAGAAGAAACTACGTTTCTTCCACCGCGCCGGTCGGCACGGTCCAATCCCGGCGAGGCCGAGGAGATCCCTGTGAGGCCGGGTGCTCGGGGCTGGAATGCGGTTGCGGCTCCCAAGCGTGGCGGTCGGAAGAAGACCCGGAAGCAGCAGGCGGAGGAGGCCGCCCTGGCGGAGAAGGAACTCGACCCGGCGTACGTCGTGGCCCAGGCCCTCGGCGAGGAAGATCCAGGAAGCAGCCCCGCTGGCCGTCTCCCGGCTTCGGACGACGACCTGGCCCCTCCGGTCCGGCGACCTCGTGAGAAGCGCTCCAAGAGGCCGTCGGAGGAACTGGCCGAGTTCTTCGGGAAGCGGGCCGAGGAGGTAGGCCACCCGGTACCCGGCGCCACCAATCTCAGCGCCCTCTACGGGAACTTCGGCCGGTGGATGGCCCAGGGCCTGGAACGGGAGACCATCCGGCAGATGATCATCACCTACTGGTCGTCCTCCTGGAACCGGTCGGAGAACCACCCGGCCTGGAAGGACTTCCTCGGCGCCCGTGGGCTGCTGACGGAGCGGCTGGGCAAGGTCGACAACACGATGGAGAAGCACCGGCACGACGAGTCCTTCTGGGACTGATGCCACCAGGGGCGGGCTGCTACGGCGGTCCGCCCCTTACGTTTTCCCGAAGGCGTATTCCGAAAGCCGTAATCTGTGGTAGCCTCCTGAGCGTTGAACCACCACCACACAAGGAGGCAACCGTGGCGACAGACCCCCGGGTCCACGCCTTGCGGCTCAAGGAGTACGGCATCCCCGCGCACTACCGTCACCTGCGGCTTAATACCGTGGCGGACACCGCTGAGTCCGCCGCCTGTCGTACCTGGCTCGACGAACTGCGCGACCACTACGTCACCGACAAGCGGCCCCTCACGGAGTACCCCGAGGACTGGTCCCAGATCGGTAAGGGCCTGCTGCTCGTCGGCCCGCCCGGGACCGGCAAGACGACCCTCGCGACGGCCACCCTGCTGGAGGTCTACTACGCCCACCGGCTCCCGGTGCACTGGCTGGCCTACGCCGACTTCGTGAAGGACTCCATCGAGAAGATGGGCCTTCAGGACCGGGCCGAGCCCGAGGCCGTCGCACGGTGGTGGGACATCCAGGACAAGATCGTGGCGGCCGAGAAGGCCCCCGTCCTCGTCCTGGACGACGTCGGCAAGGAGCACCGGACCAAGACCGGCTACGCCGAGGGCCTGCTGGACACCCTGCTGCGCCAGCGTCACCGCGAGGCCCGGCCCACGATCGTCACCTCGAACCTCCCGCCCCGGGAGTGGGGCGCCGTCTACAACCCCACGATGGGCTCCTTCATCCAGCAGGCCTTCACACACGTCAAGTTGATCGGAGAGGACCGCCGTGCAGCCTGAATACGAGCAGACGCCTCTCCCGTTCGAGGACGAGGTTTTGGTGCTTCTCTACAAACGGGAAGTGCCGGACCATCGCCTCCCCGAGCACTGGGCCTCCCTGGAGTGGACCGTCCGCAGCCGCGCTAAGCACCTCGGCTTCGACCTCGTGCGCACCCGCCGGTTCCAGAAGTGGGAGGGCGACACGCTTAATATCTCGCTCCGCGCGGAAGCGGAGCGCACCTGATGCAGGGCGGCGACATCTCCAACGAGGTCGTCCCCCGCTTGGTCATCGCCTACGAGGGCATGCTCGGCGTCCTGCCGGAGAAGCCCGAGGGGTACGTGCACGAGCTGGTTGCCCGCAAGTTCGGGCGCCGCGCTCGCATGGCCAAGCGGACCGTGGACGCGTACGAGATCAACGACGCGCTGGCCCGGGTCATCTGGGACACCGTCTGGCGCTTCAAGTACTCGGTCGACGTCGTCACCTACCTCGGGGACGACGCTGTCGAGCCCCTGGAGGCCCGCCTGGACGCCGAGGGGCTTCCCATCGGCCGGGTGTGGTCCACGACCCCGGAGCGGCTGGCCAGACGCCTGCCCTACATGCCGGACGTAGCCGCGATCTTCGACAACGAACACCACCTGATCTTCGGCAGCAAGGGACGCTCTCTGCCCGCTGCTCCCACCACCTTGATCGGAGCACTGTAAGTGGCTGACTTCGAGCGCTTGCTCGTGTCCCGCGTCATCCAGGACAAGGACCTGAACGACGTCGCGGAAGCGGGCATCACCGCCGAGTTCTTCGGCGACCCGGACAACAAGGCCGTCTTCAAGGCCATCCTGCGGCACAAGGCCACGTACGGCGAGATCCCCAGCCTCGCCACCATCAAGACCGACTTCCCCACGTACAAGTTCGTCAAGGTCGAGGACAGCATGCTGGTGCTGACCGACCGGCTCCGCGAGCAGCACACCCTGGACCTGCTGGAGCAGGGCCTGGCCGACTCGGTCGACGCCCACGAGGAGGGCAACGCGCTGGCCGCCATGGCAGCGCTACACAAGACCCTCGCGGACATCGCCTCGGCGGTTCCCAACGCCCGCGACACCGACCTGACCGAGACGGGCCACGAACGCCTCGCGCGGTACCTCACGCTCAAGGACCTGCCCGACGGGCTCCGGGGCATACCAACCGGCTTCACGACGATCGACAGGGCCACCCAGGGCCTCCAGAAAGAGCAACTGGTCACCTTCGTCGGCCCGCCGAAGGCCGGTAAGTCGACGCTGTTGTTGCTCGCTGCCATGGCCGCCCACCTGCACGGGGAGCGTCCGCTTTTTATTGGCTTCGAGATGAGCAATGAGGAGCAGGAGGAACGTTTCGACGCCATCCGCGCGGGGATTTCCCACGCCCGGCTGAGAAACGGAACACTCAAGAAGGCCGAGTGGGACAAACTCGAAAGGGCCCTGCGGGAACTGGAGGCTATGCCTTCGTTCTTCCTGTCCTCGGACTCCATGAATGCGACGACGCTTACCGGTGTGCAGTCGAAGATCGACCACATCCGGCCGACGATCGTATTCGTGGACGGCATCTACATGATGCAGGACGAACTCGGCGAGGCTCAGGGATCCAGCCAGGCGCTTACGAACCTCACCCGAGGGTTCAAGCGCATGGCGAAGAACCTGCAACTCCCGATCGTCATTTCCACGCAGGTCCTGGAATGGAAGATGAACAAGAAGAAGGGCATCACCTCCGACTCCATCGGATATTCGTCCTCCTTCGCCCAAGACTCCGACGTGATTCTCGGTGTCGAGTCCACGGACGACGCGAACATCAACAAGATCAAGGTCGTCCTGGCCCGTAACTGCCCGCCCATCGAGACGTACTGCCAGTGGGACTGGGAGACGGGCAAGTTCGAGGAACTGAACGAGGACCCGTTCGCCATGGACGAGATGAACACCGATGGCTATGTCGGCTCCTCCTTCTGAGCCCCGGCTGGTGGTCCTCGCCGGGAACTTCCGGGAGTTCCAGTTCTGGTGCCGGGAGAACAACCGCAATCCCCGTGACCGGAATCTGATCTACGCCAGCGAAATGCACCGGCTGCGCGGCCTCGGGCCAGTCCGATTCATAACGTACGGAACTTGGTACTGGCGCCGCGACGCCTGGGAAATGAAGAGTTACCTGACATACCTGGAGAGGAGATACCAGTGCCCCGAGCAAAAGCCGGATGGGACGCAATCGGAAACCCCGTCCCTGGAAACGTGACCGCGTGCCTGGACACGCTCGGCCTTGACTACAAGGTCCAGGGAGACGAAATACATATGCCGTGCCCCATGCACGAGCAGCGCACCGGAAAGAAAGACGCACACCCATCCTTCTCTATAAACTTCGACGAGGGCTATTTCAACTGCTTCTCCTGCGGATACCGAGGGGCTTTCTGGGTCCTCGTACGGGACATCCAGGAGGCCACCGACGCGGAGGCCAAGAACTGGGTCCGGCGCAGGGGAGGAGCGGAGCGGGTACGGAAGTACCTGGAGAAGAAGAAGGAGCAGCGCCCCGACAAGGTCGACACGACCAAGCAGATAAATGAGGCGTCGCTGGCCCTGTACACCGTGCCGCCGCTGAGCGCCTGCGCCGAGCGGTTCTTCATGCCGGAGGACGCTGAGGCGTGCGGGGTGCTGTGGGATCCGGCCCGGGACATGTGGATCGTTCCGGTGCGCGACCCGGACACCGGGATGCTGTGGGGCTGGCAGGAGAAGAACGCCCGCTACTTCCGCAACCGGCCGCCGGGCATGGCCAAGTCCAAGACGCTCTTCGGCCTGCACACCTACGACGACGACGTGGCCGTGCTGGTCGAGTCGCCGCTGGACGTGGCCCGTCTGTGGACCTGCGGGATCCGGGGAGGGCTGGCCTCCTACGGCGCCGGAGTTTCTGACTCGCAGATGTCCCTGATCCGCGACCACTTCGACACCGTGATCATCGCCCTCGACAACGACGACGCCGGGGCGGAGGCGTGCAAGCGGCTGCTGGAGGAGTGGACCGGCCGGGGCCTGACCCTGAAGTTCCTCGACTACTCCGTGGCCCCTCACGCCAAGGACCCCGGCGACATGAACGCTGACCAGATCAAGGCCGCTGTACGCGGCGCCTACTCGTCCATCCTCGCTCGCTTCTAGGAGATCACCATGACCCGGCTTAATACCTGCCCCCGCAAGGGGGACCACCGATGAAGGCACCCGAGGGCTACGAGCACCTGGGTGAGGACTTCTGGGCCCGCGTCGAGCCGGACCCGGACACCGACTGCCTCATCTTCCAGTCCACCGCGACGCGCCCGTACTACCAGGGCAAGACCCTGCTGTCCTTCCTGACCGGCGGGGACGGCCGACAGAAGCACCGCGCGTGCAGGCGCCGGATGTGTGCCAACCCGGACCACATCCAGGACGGGCACTTCGACATGGGGACGCCGTACGCCCGGCGCCCCCGGTCGCGGAGTCAGTTCGCGCGGCAGTACTCACAGTGCTGACGGTCGACCTGCACGGCTATCAGGAGTCGGCGGTCGACCGCGCTGTGGAGCGCGGCTCTCTCCTGATCGCGTACGAGATGGGCCTGGGCAAGACCGTCATCGCCCTGGCCGCCATTGAGGAGCTGCTGGAGAAGGGGGAGGTCGAGACCGCCGTCATCGTGGTCCCGGCCAACCTGAAGTACCAGTGGGCCAAGTCCATCGCCCGCCTCACCGACGTGCCGACCCGCGTGGTCACGGTGCGCGAGGACGGGCTGAAGCAGGAGATCACCGTCCCGACGGAGGAGTACTGCGTCCTGATCGACGGCGACGCGAAGAAGCGAGCCGGGCTGTACGCCAAGGTCAAGACGCTCCGGCCGGACTACGTGATCCTCGGCTACGAGAACGTCGTCAATGACTGGAACTACGTCAGGAGGATCAAGCCGGAGTGCATCGTCCTGGACGAGTGCACGGCCATCAAGACCTTCCGGGCCCAGCGCACGCGGAAGATCAAGAGGCTCACGGCGCCGTTCCGCTTCGGCATGACCGGCACCCCGGTCGAGAACGGGAAGCCCGAGGAACTGTTCTCGATCATGCAGTGGGTCGACGACCAGGTCCTGGGCCGGTTCGACCTGTTCGACAAGACGTACATCGTGCGCAACCGCTTCGGCGGGGTGCAGAACTACAGGAACCTGCCGGTGCTGCACGCCAAGCTGGCCGACGTCATGGTCCGCAAGACGCGGCTGGACGAAGACGTCCGGCCGTACCTGCCCGAGGTGCAGGAGTCCGTCATCCCGGTCGTCCTGGACGCGAAGACGAGGAAGGCGTACCGGGCCATCGCGGCCGACCTGCTCGCCGAGCTGCGGGCAGCCGGGCCGACGATGGGTGACTTCGATCTGTTCGCGCACTACCACGGGGGAGAGGCGGCCAACGAGAACAGCCAGCAGGGCAAGATCATGAGCCGCATGCAGGCGCTCGACATGCTGCTGAACCACCCGGACCTGATCGTCATGTCCGGGCAGAGTTACGAGGAGAGCCAGGAGGCACGATCGCGCGGCGCCGAGAAGAAGGTGTGGCCGGGCTCGAAGTACGCCTACGAGGTGTGGCAGTCCGGCCTGCTCGATGACGTCACCACGGCCCCGAAACTGGACGCCGTGGCGGCAGCGGTCGAGGACATCATGGCGGTGCCCGGCAACAAGATCATCGTGTTCAGCGTCAACCCCGACATGCTGGACCTGCTCGGTGACCGGCTGCCGGAGGGCTCGTTCGTCACCTACACCGGCCGCATGTCCTCGGCAGCCAAGGCCTATGCCGCCCAGCGGTTCGAGACCGACGGACAGTGTCAGGTGTTCCTGTCCTCCCATGCGGGGGCGTTCGGCACCGACCTGTACATGGCCAATTACTTGATCAACTACGACCTCGCCTGGTCGGCCGGGAAGCAGGACCAGATCAACGCCCGGCACAACCGCGCGAGCAGCCAGTTCAAGGACATCTACATCCTGAACGCCGTCACCCAGGGCACCACCGAGCCGCGCAAGCTAGCGATGCTGGCGCACAAGCGGAGGGTGGGCAGCGCCATCACAGACGGGCGCGGGGCCGACGAGAAGGGTCGGATCGAGAACGACGTTCAGACCCTGACGCAGTGCCTGGAGGCGTAACTTCCAGGATCGCACGACGGACGTCGAGTGGTTCTAAAGCCGTAATCGCATGGCACCATCAAGGCATGCGAGAAGAACCACTCGACGTCCTGCTCCGTGAGGGGATTGGGGACGTCATAAGCCCACCCGAGGAGCGAGAGGACTGGGATCTGACCCCCGTCCGCCTGGCGCTCCGAGGTGCCCCAGCCGACCGCTGGTGACCTTGTAAAGCAGTTCGGTGGAATCTGTTGACATCCGCATATGCCAAACGTAGAGTCGTCCTCACGAAGCGTTAATCGAACGAAGGATCGAACAGCTCGCAGGAGGACATCGTGACCACCATCGCGGAAGCGCTCGGCATCACCTGGGGGAGCAACAGAGCCACCGACTCCCCGGAGTACCGGCTGACCTACCACGCGCAGAAGCAGGCCGCCCTGAAGGGCTGGAGCAGCGCGCAGGTCCTGGAGGCCGCCGACCGGCCGCAGCACACCTCCCCGTCCAGCCGGTTCCCCGGCCAGTGGCGCCACGTCCGAGGCGACATCGTCGCCGTCGTCGACCCGGCCGACCACCGCGTCATCACCGTCTACCAGGACGTCGCCGAGACCACTCTCCGCACCGACCAGACCGACGCCGACGCGCAGCGCTACGCCAAAGGCCACTCCGGTCTCGGCTGCAAGTAACGGCTTCAAGAAGACGTAATCCAATATGGACAATCTCGAAGACGTAATGTAGAGTCGGACCTGCTCAACCGACCTACTACTCCGTAGAAAGAGAGCCCCGCTCTATGGCTACCGTGCAGAGACGAGCAACCCAGCGCATCGAGCGCCCTATCTCCCTCACCCAGTCCGCGCCCTGGGAGAAGACCCGCCAGTTCCTGGCCCTGAAGTTCCAGGAGACCGAGATCGTCACCCGCAAGAACAAGTTGCGCGACGAGGTCAGCGTCCACGTGGACGCCAACGGCGACATCGACGAGAAGGGCAGCAAGTTCTGGAAGTTGGACCCTCCCATCGAGGTCAACGGCCAGAAGTTCACCGAGGTCAAGCGCGAGCGCCGCGTCAGCGTGAGCCTGGACGCCGAGAAGGCCGAGGAACTGGCCGTCGCCAAGGGCATCCGCGACCGGGTCTTCAAGGAAGTCACCACCGAGGTCCTGGACCAGGACGAGTTGTACGTCCTCAACCAGGAAGGCGTCCTCAGCGACGAGGAACTGGACGGCCTGTTCGTCGAGACCGAGTCCTTCGCGTTCAAGCCCATCCGTGGCTGATAGGAGCACCACCACATGAACACCATCGCCGACACCATCGACAAGGCCTTCGCCGAGATCGGTGAGCAGTTCTACCCCGGATCGACGCGCCCCCTGGTACGTCACCGCAACCGGCTTAATACCGAGGCCGCCCCGTCGGCGGCCGATCCCGGATCATGGGATGCCAAGCCCCGTAAGTACGTCGTGGCCGGAGTCGAGACGGAGTTCTTCACCGTCGGCGACCTCGCCAAGGCGCTGGGACGGCAGCCCGTGACGATCCGGAAGTGGGAGCGGGAAGGGGTCATCCCCAAGTCCACCTACCAGTCGCCGGGCAAGGACGGAGATGTACGCGGCCGACGCCGCCTGTACACCCGCCAGCAGGTCGAGGGCATGGTCCGCATCGCCTACGAGGAAGGCGTCCTCGTCTCCCACCAGAAGCCGATCAAGGGCACCCGCTTCACCGAGCGCATCATCGACCTCTTCAAGGTCCTGGCGGGCGACGAGTGAGGATCGTCAAGAGCCAGAAGCACCACGTGTCCATGGGGAACTTCGAGTGGGTGGAGTTCGGCTACGAGGTCGACATCTCCACCGACGACTTCCCCAAGGCACGCACCCTCGACGACCTGGACAAGGTCGCCACCGACCAGATCACCAAGGCCCTCGCGGCCGACATCGAGGAAGCCCGGCTGAACACGGGCGAAGCATCCTCGTACGTCCATCTCTACCAGCAGGAGAACTGAATGCCCCGCACCCTTACCCGCCGCCGCACCGCCCGCGACACCGAGGCGTACTCCCCGGCCGACGAGCCGGAGGACGAGAAGGGCTACGCGGAGGAAGAGGACGAGGCTCCGGCCCGTGGCTCCCGCCGTGGCTCGCGCCGGTCGCTTAATACCGAGGAGGCCGACACCTCCCGACGCTCGCGCCGTGCCTCGCGTGACGAGGACGACGACGAGGACGACGAGCCCGCGCCGAAGGTCGGCGGCCGTGGCTGGGGCTCGTACGAGAAGACCAAGCAGGCGTCCTCCGGCTTCCCGGACAACTTCAAGGCGGGCAGCGAGTCCGTGATCGTGAAGATCCTGGACGAGGAACCGTTCCTGGTCTTCCTCCAGCACTGGATCGAGCGCTCGGGCAAGAAGTCCTTCACCTGCCTGGAGAGCAAGTGCCCGCTGTGCGACGACGCGGGTGACAAGCCCAGCCAGCAGATCTCCTTCAACGTCATCGACTTCACCGACCCCGAGGACCCGCAGGTCAAGGTCTGGCAGGTCGGCCCGATGGTCGCGGACATCCTGAAGAACTACTCCAAGGACAAGAAGACCGCCCCGATCAACCGGGACGACCTCTACTTCTCCGTCCGCAAGGAGACCAAGAACAAGAAGACCAACTACTACATCACGCCGGTCAAGGAACGTGACCTCCTCGACGACTGGGACATCGAGCCCCTGACCGAGGAGGACCTGGAGACGTTCGACGCCAAGGCGTACGACGCGGACATCCTCCAGGTCACCCGTCGCAGCGAACTCAAGACCATCGTCCGGGAAATCCTGAACGACTGACCTGCCTCCCACGGGGAGGTTCCAGCACCGCGCTGGGGCCTCCCCTCAGCTTTCCCATCCACCACCACCGGAGCCCGCCGTGCAGATCCGCAACTCCGTCATCCTCACCCCCGACCGGCTTAATACCGTGGTCGAGCGCTTCATGGAGCGCCCGGCCTTCACCTTCGACATCGAGACGTTCGGCGCCTTCCGGAACGTCCCGACGCAGAACGTCGCCAACTGGGTCTCCCTGGCCGCCGACGGCATGGCCTACGCCATCCCCTTCGGCCACCCCAACGGCGACGTCCTGGTGAGCAAGGCCACCCGCAAGAAGAACCGGCTGACAGGCAAGTTCGACGCCATCCCGGCCGTCTACGACGCCCCGCCGGAGCAGATGCTCCCGTCCGAAGTGTTCAGCATCCTCAAGCCGCTGTTCTTCGCCGAAGACAAGATCAAGATCGCGCACAACGCCACATTCGACCTGATCTCCACGGCGAAGTACTGGGGCGAGATCGCACCGCCGGAGTACTCCGACACGATCGTCCTTCAGTGGTTGTGCGACGAGAACATGAAGCAGAAGGGCCTCAAGGAACTCGTCAAGCGCTACTACAAGGTCGACTACGACACCGAGAACGTCGGCAAGCAGGTCGAGGCCCACCCGTTCTCCAAGGTCGCGCACTACGCCTACATGGACGCCAAGTACACCTGGCTGCTGTGGAAGCGGTTCCAGCGGCAGATCCAGGAGCAGGGCCTGACCCACGTCCGGCGGCTGGAGGAGGACGTCCTGGGGGTGCTGCTCGACATGGGCATCACCGGGGCGCCGGTCGACGAGGCCGCGATGCGCGAGCTGGTCACGGACATGTCCGCCCGGCTGGTCGACATCGAGGCGGACATCTACCGGGCCGCAGGCAAGCAGTTCAACCTCAACGCCCCGGCGCAGAAGGCCGAGGTGCTGTACGCCCCCAAGAGCGAGGGCGGTCAGGGCCTCAAGCCGATGAAGCCCACCGACGGTGGGAAGAAGAAGCGGGACACGGGCCAGGCGCTGGAGTGGAAGGACTTCAGCACCGACTCCGACAGCCTGGAGAAGCACGAGAACAACGCGGTCGTCAAGAAGCTGCTGGAGTACGCGGAAGTCAGCAAGCTGCTCGACTACCCCATCGCGTACCTCGGTGTGGAGGGCGACCCGAAGAAGCCGTGCCGGATCTTCGACGGCCGGATCCACGCCGACTTCGTCCAGTACGGAACGGTGACCGGCCGGTTCTCCTGCCGCGAACCCAACCTCCAGAACATCCCCCGACCCGACACCGACCTCGGTAAGCGGATCCGTGGCCTGTTCGTCGCGCCGCCCGGCTACAAGCTGGTCGTCGCGGACTACGGGCAGATCGAACTCGTCGTGCTCGCGCACTTCATCGGTCGTGGTGACCTCTACAAGGGGTTCCACAACGGAGTCGACCCGCACTCGGCGACGGCCGCCGCGCTCATGGGCGTGGACCCGCAGGAGTTCATGCGGCGGGTCAAGGAAGGCGACCGCACCTGTATCGACTTCCGCCAGGTCGCCAAGGGCATCAACTTCGCCGTCGTGTACGGCGCGGGCCCGGACAAGGTCGCCTCGATGGCAGGCATCACCGTGAAGGAAGCCAAGCGCTTCATGGAGATGCACCAGAAGATGTTCCCGGAGGTCTACCGCTTCAAGGAGGAAGTGGTACGGGTCTGCCGGTCGCGTCGGCCTCCGCACATCCGCACCCTGCTCGGCCGCAAGCGGCGCCTGCCGCTCATCCTCAGCCAGAACAACGGCCTGCGGATGGGTGCCGAGCGCCAGGCGGTGAACTCCCTGATCCAGGGGAGCGCGGCCGACCTGATCAAGTTGGCGATGATCCGGCTGAACAACGCCCTGCCGGACGATATGCGCCTGATCCTCTCCGTGCACGACGAACTCGTGACGCTCGCGCCGGAGGACCGGGCCGAGGAATGTGCCGCGCTGGTGAAGGAAGCCATGCTGGGCGAAGGAATCCAGAAACTGCTCAAGGTTCCGCTCTCTTCGGACGTGAAGATCGTGGACCGCTGGTCGGAGGCAAAGTAATGGGACTCTTCAGTTGGAAGAAGGACGACGAAGTGCCCGACGGGCTTAATACCGAGGAGGAAGACCTCCAGGTCGACCTCTACACCCCGCAAATGCTGACCAAGCGGCTGCTCTGGGACATCGTCCCGTGCAGCCAGGTCGAGGCACTGATCCCGCTCATGAACCTCACCCCGGACAGCCAGGACGTCTCCGAAATGGAGCACCAGGCCAGTCACGACCGAATCGACCAACTCACACCGCTGAGGGAAATGCTAGCGCTGCTCATCCCGCTAGTTTCTGGCATTACTGCCTCGGCTATGCTGGTTAACTCTGGCAATTCCATGGACGAGGAAACCGCAGCAGTTCTCCAGCGGCATCATTCCGTAGTCGTCCGCGCCGGAGTAGTGGCGGTCCTCGCCAATCTCCTCGATATGGGAATCATCAGTTACGCGGATGGAGTGCAGTTCGGTGACCAACTTCTGGGCTAACAAACTGGGGGCGGCCCGACCGGCCGCCCCGGCCCCGGCCCCGGCGCCGGTCCAGCAGCAGCAGGTCGGCGGCCCGTGGTGGGCCACCCCGCAACAGCAGCCCTACCCCCCGCAGCAGGTAGTCCAGCAGACAGTGCCAGAACCACAGCAGAAGGCTCCGGCCCGCGCGATGGTGGCCAAGCAGGACACCCACTGCCCGGAGTGCCAAGGCACGAACTACTTCCGCCCCGTGGGAATGATGAACGCTATGGCTCAGTGCTACGAGTGCGGCTACAACCCGCGCTTCCAGCAGAGCACCGCTGGACTGCCGTCCGGCAGCGGAGGAGACGGTCCCGCCACCCCAGCCAAGCAGATCGCGTCCGGCGGTCTGGGAGGCCGGAGCAACTACAACCCGGGCGCCATCATCAGGGCCGACGGCTCGGTCTAGCGCCCACTCCTCCCTGACGCATCACTACTGAATGGAATTACTGGTGACCTCCCTGCTCACCCCCGCCGGTGACCTTGCCGACCCTTACCGCTCCTTCATCGCAAAGTCGCGATACTCCAGGTGGATCGAAGAGGACAACCGGCGCGAGACCTGGTCCGAGACCGTCGCCCGATACGTGACGTTCATGCTCGGCCAGTTGAAGGACAAGCACGACTACACCCCCGACCCTGCCGTGGTCGACGAGATCCACGCGGCCATCCTCAACCACGAGGTCATGCCGTCCATGCGCGCGGTCATGACGGCCGGGCCCGCCCTGGACCGCTCGAACATCGCGGGCTTCAACTGTTCGTACCTCCCGCTGAAGGACGCCCGCGCTCTGGACGAGCTGCTGTACGTCCTCATGAACGGCACGGGCGTGGGTTACTCGGTCGAGAAGCAGTACACCGACCAGTTGCCTGCCGTTCCGGCCGTCCTGCGTGCGGCTGCTGACGTGATCGTGGTCGAGGACTCCAAGGAGGGCTGGGGTTACGCGTTCCGGTCCCTGCTGGAGGGCCTGTGGCAGGGCGAGGTGCGTCACTGGGACCTGTCCCAGGTGCGACCGGCGGGCGCACGTCTTAATACCTTCGGAGGGCGAGCCTCCGGCCCGGGTCCGCTGGACGACCTGTTCACCTTCACCGTGCAGAAGTTCCACGAGGCCGCCGGTCGCAACTTCCGGCCGATCGAGGTCCACGACACCGCCTGCAAGATCGCGTCCGTAGTGGTCGTCGGTGGTGTCCGCCGGTCGGCGATGATCTCCCTGTCCGACCTGGACGACCGCGAGATGGCCGAGGCCAAGAGCGGGGAGTGGTGGGTCGAGCACCCCTACCGCGCCCTGGCGAACAACTCGGCCGTCTACACCGACGGCATGCGCTACGAGGACTTCCACACCGAGTGGGACTCCCTCGTAGCCAGCGGCTCGGGCGAGCGCGGCATCTTCCACCGTGGGGCGGCGCAGAGGCAGGCCGCGAAGTTCGGGCGCCGGGAGGAGGACACCGACTACGGGACCAACCCCTGTAGCGAGATCATTCTACGGCCGTTCTCGTTCTGCAATCTCTCCGAGGTCGTCGTGCGGCCGGAGGACACCCCCGAGGACTTGTACCGCAAGGTGCGCCTGGCGTCCGTCCTGGGCACCTGGCAGAGCACGCTGACCGACTATCCCTACCTGCGCGAGGAGTGGCGTAAGAACGCGGAAGAGGAGCGCCTGCTGGGTGTCTCCCTCACCGGGGTCTACGGCAACCGCTGGACCAACGGCACGGTCAACCTGAAGACGACCGAGGTGCTGCTGGCAGACCTGCGCGGGAGTGTGGTGGAGGCCAACGCGGCCGAGGCTGCACGCATCGGCATCCAGGCGTCGGCTGCGACCACCTGCGTCAAGCCGTCCGGCACGGTCTCCCAGTTGGTCGACTGTGAGTCCGGCCTGCACCAGAAGCACGCGAAGTTCTACAAGCGGCGGGTGCGGGTGGACAAGAAGGACCCGATCGCGTTCGTGCTCATCGACTCGGGCCTGCCGTACGAGGAGGACTCCTACAACGCCGCCGCGTGGGTGTTCACCTTCCCGCAGAAGGCAGGCGAGGACGCCCTGGTACGTGACGACGTGAGCGCCATCGAGCACCTGGAATTGTGGTTGGCCTTCCAGAGGCACTGGTGCGAGCACAAGCCGTCGGTGACCATCAGCGTCCGCGAGCACGAGTGGGAGCAGGTCGGCGAGTGGGTGTGGGAGCACCTGGCCGAGATCTCTGGTGTCTCCTTCCTGCCCTTCAGCGAGCACACGTACGTCCAGGCGCCGTACGAGGAGATCACGCAGGAGGAGTACGAGGCTCTGGCGTCCAAGGAGCACCGCGTGGAGTGGTCGGACCTGGCGTTCTACGAGACATACGACCAGACCGTGGGGTCGCAGGAACTGGCCTGCGTCGCGGGCGTGTGTGAGGTCGTCGACCTCGTGACCACCTGAAATTCATCAAAAGATCTTGCTCTGACTAGTTGATACGTAGCTGGACCGGTAGTCCCTCACCGATTACGGTATTGGGACTACCGGTTCTGCTTTACGGCTTCGGCATTACGGGATTGGAAGACACACCACACATGGCACTTAATACCTGCGCGGGCGGCCCCGACAAGGAAGCCCTCGCGCTCATCGCAAAGATCAACAAGGAACACCCGGGCGCAGTCTGTTTCGCCTCCGAGATGCGCATCCCCAAGCGGTTCACCTCCGGCTCCCTGAGCCTGGACATCGCCCTCGGCGGCGGCTGGCCGGGCAACCAGTGGGTCGAGGTCATCGGCCGCGAGTCCCACGGCAAGACCGCCATCGTCTACAAGACCCTCTCGGCCAACCAGAAGAAGGACCCGAACTTCACCTGCCTGTGGATCGCCGCAGAGCACTACGACGTCGACCAGGCCGAAGCCCTCGGCGTCGACAACGAGCGCGTCCTGGTCGTCCCCACCCAGGCCATGGAGTTCGCCTACCAGACCATGCTCGACTTCGCCGCCAGCCGGTCCGTCGACATGATCGTCCTCGACTCCTACCCGGCGCTCATCGCCGACGAGGAGTCGGAGAAGGACATGGACGAGGCCGTCATGGCACTCGGTGCCCGCCTCACCGGCAAGTTCTTCCGCAAGAGCGGGGCGGCCACCAAGCGATCCATGACGGACACCGACGACCGGCCGCTGCTCGGCATCGTGATCAACCAGTACCGCGACGCCATCGGCAAGTTCTCCCCGCACGGCACCCCGACCACGACCCCGGGCGGCAACGCCAAGAACTACGCGTTCTACACCCGCGTCGAGGTCCGGCGCGACGAGTGGATCCAGGAGGCCCGGCCCGGCAAGGGCAAGGTCAACGTCGGCCAGGTCATCAAGGTCAAGACCATCAAGAACAAGTCGGCCGCCCCGCAGCAGACCGCCACCATCGACTTCTACTTCCGCTCCGCCCCGTTCCTGAACTTCGCTCGCGGTGACTTCGACACCGTGAAGGAGATCATGATCATGGGGATCCTCTTCGACGTCATCCAGCGCAAGGGCGCCTACTTCCAGATCGACAACGGGGAGTACGACGACAAGGGCAAGCCGGTCCTGCGCTGGCAGGGCAAGGACCCCATGCTCGACCACGTCCGACAGGACCTGGACCTCCAGGAGTCCCTGTACGAGAAGATCCTCATCGCCTCCAAGAAGGTCGACGAACGGTCCATCTCCGAAGAGGACCTGGACGCCGCCGAATCGGCCGGGACCAAGAAGGTCAGCCGACGGCCCAAGGCCGAGGACGAGGCGCTTAATACCGAGGCCGCCTGATGGTGGCCCTGCTCTCGACACTCCTGGCTGTAGCAGCCCTCTACATCGTGGTCCTCGGCGCCCGGTACTCCCGGCGCCAGGGCCGCGCCCACCGCAAGTTCCTCGTCCTCACCTACCTCCTGGAGAAGTCCTATGGCGGACATGCTGAAGAAGTCCCAGAAGCAGGAGAGGCGGGGGGCGGAACTCCTCGGCGGGACGGTGAACGCGGGTAGTGGAAACGGCTGGGTCCGGAAGAACGACGTACGGACCCCGGAGTACTCCGTCGAATACAAGGTCACCGGCAAGAAGCAGTACGCCCTCAAAGACGCAGAACTCCAGACCGCAGAGAAACAGGCCCTCCTCGACGGCAGGGAAATGCTCTTCGGGATCCAGATGGACAGCGGAAGGACCTGGATCGTGATGTCCGAGGAAACTTTCCTCACGCTTAATACCAAGGCGTTCCCGGAGGTCGACCCCGACGAGGTGCTGTCGTGGTAATGCACCTGCGGATCAACGCCCCCGAATGGGACGGCGGAGGGAATCCGGACAAGGAAGCCTCCTGCCGGAAGTTCCGGCCGACCAGAGAACATGACGACTTCTTCGGAGACGGTACCGGAGAGGAGTCCGAGGCGAAGCACATATGCAACGGCACCTATACCGACCAGGTGTGCCCGCTGCGCGAACAGTGTCTCCAATTCGCTCTGGTCAACAACGAGCACTACGGCGTCTGGGGCGGACTCACCGTCCTGGAGCGGGCCTACATCAGGAGGTTCGTCCCCAAGGAAGACTGGAGTTTCGAGAATGCCCCGACCCGCGAAGACCTCCTCCGCGTCTGGCCGGACCGGGTCGCGCCGGAAGACCTCGACGACGAAGACGACGGGGAAGATGGCAGCGCTGGCGGAGGCGAAGAAGAGTAAGTCCGTCCTCCTCGGCGACATCCACAAGCACTTGCTCGACCAGCACGACAAGCCGACCGACCGGCGGCAGGACATCATCCACCCCAGCGAGATGGCCAAGAGCGACTGGTGCCCCCGTCAGACCTACTACAGGCTGGCGGGGGCTTCCCCCGAGAAGGGCCGCTCGTTCTCCGCCCAACTGGAGGGCGTCTTCGCCGAGGGCCACATGATCCACGCGAAGTGGCAGAAGTGGCTCCAGGACATGGACCGGCTGTGGGGCAAGTGGAAGTGCCCGGTGTGCGACTACTGGGAGATGGGCACGGGCGGACGCAAGACCTGCCAGTCGTGCCGCAACCGCACCGACAGCGCGGGCTACCCGGTCTACCTGGAGTACGCCGAGGTGCCGGTGCACGCCGAGTCCGAGTTCCTGATCGCCGGGCACGAGGACGGCGCCATCGAGGACCTGAGCGCCCTGGTGGAGATCAAGTCCATCGGCATCGGCACCGTGCGTTTCGATCAGCCCGAGCTGCTGCGCGAATACACGGTGAAGACCCTGGACGGCAAGACAGTCATCGACCTGGACGGCCTGTGGAAGGGGCTCCGGCGCCCGTTCGGCAGCCACATACGGCAGACCCAGATATACCTGCGGCTCTGCCAGGAGATGGGCCTGCCGTTCGACAAGGTCATCTTCCTCTACGAGTACAAGGCGACGCAGGCCCACAAGGAATTCGTCGTCAAGTACAACCCGGAGATCGCCGAGCCGCTGTTCGAGACCGCGCTCGACATCAAATACGCCCTGAAGAAGGGCAAGCCACCACCCCGGCCGGAATTCTGCGGCCAGGACAAGAAGACCTGTAAAGAGTGTCCCTTCTTCAATACCTGCTGGGAGACCACCACCGATGAGCAGAGCGGTAGCACGGAGGGGCTGGGAAGCAGTCCAGACCCCGAGCCAGAAGGCAGTACGACGGCTGGAGCGGGACGACCTGTACCTGCCTCCGAAGCCGGAGGGCGACGCGCCCGAACTGCCAGCGGATCCCACCGAACTCGACGACAGCGAACTGATGAGTTTGTTCGCCAGGACAACGGCGTGGGTGGAGTACACGGGCAGCCGACTGGCAGCGGCGGAGGTGGACGAAAAGTCGTGCGTCGACACACTCGAAGCACATAAGGCCCTATCCGCCGTCCGCAATGCGGGCCAGAAGACAGTGACGCAGGCAAAGGCGAAGGCGTACGAGGACCCGGAGTACATCGAGGCCCAGGAGGCCAAGACGGCCGCCTACGCCTACCGCAAGATGGTCCAGGCCCTGCACTCCTCCGCCGAACTGCGCAACACCCTGCTGAGCCGTGAACTGACCCGCCGGGTCGGCCGTGGTGACCGCGAGGCCCGTGCCGGACGGATGAGCGCGTGAGGACCGTACGCCGCAAGGTGACGCGCATGGAGCAGCCCCGGCCGCCGTGGGAGTGGCGACCCTCCTTCCGGGCCGGGGCGCCCCGCACGTGCCTGTCTTCCTACCGGGACCCGGTCTACATCCGCAGCGGTGAGCACGTCTTCAAGGTCGGCCAGTTCGACTGGATGCTGAGGCTGTACCAGCACGTCGGCGTCTCGGAGAAGTCCGTCCGGTGGGATGGCTACGTCCTGTATGACCTGGATTACGAGATACCCCTAATCAGGTTGTCAACGGATTGGATTGAGTACGTTGACAACCATCGAGAGATGGTGTTTCGTATCTCCAAGAAGGAAGCGCTGGCGGCCGGAGGAGAGGTTGATACCCCCGACGGCCCCCGCTTCGGAATCCCACTCAGCGCTTACTCGTCCTACGAAGGGGACTGACCACCACCATGACGCTTAATACCGAGGCGACCATCACGGACGTCACCCTCCGCTCCGAGATCACCGCGACGCTCGACGTGGACAACCTCGCCGGGTCCGACGCGAAGATCTGCCAGGCAGCCCGCGTCTCCACCGTCGGGACGGCTGCGGCGGAAACCAAGGAGGCCAAGGGCCTGATCAACTACCTGATGCGGGACCGCCACGGCAGCCCCTTCGAGCACGGGCAGTTGTCCTTCCTCGTGGAGGCCCCGATCTTCGTCGCCCGCGAGTTCATGCGCCACAGGGTCGGCTGGTCTTATAACGAAACCAGTGGCAGGTACAGGGAGTTGGAGCCGGTCTTCTACATGCCTTCGGCGCACCGCCCGCTGACTCAGACAGGCAAGCCGGGTCGTTATCGCTTCGAGCACGGCACCCAGGAGCAGTACCTGTCCGTCGAGCACTCCTTCGGCGTCATCTACCGCGCCGCCTACAGCCACTACCAGCAGATGCTGAAGGACGGAGTCGCCCGCGAGGTCGCCCGCAGCGTCCTTCCGGTCGGCATGTACACCTCGTTCTACGCCACCTGCAACCCCCGGTCCCTGATGCACTTCCTGGGCCTGCGCACACAGAGCGAGTTCGCCACGTTCCCCTCCTTCCCCCAGGAGGAGATCGAGCGGGTGGCCATGTACATGGAAGCCGCTTTCGCCGAGCACTTTCCGCTCACCTGGGAAGCGTTCCTCGACAACGGAAGGGTCGCCCCGTGACCAGACGCAACGATGACCGGCCCACGACGATCGTGGCCCTCACCCTCCTGGCCCTGCTGATCAGCCTGTCCTTCTGGTCATGGACATCCGCTCCCTGCGGCCTCTGGAAGTTCGCTACGGCCGGAGAGGCGCCCGCGCGGTGCCTGATGCACCGATGAACACAGCCCTCGTCCTCGCGATCATCGTGGTCTGGGTCGGCCTCATGATGTTCATGGCCTGGGCCCTGATCAACCTCCGCACCCAACTCGACCGCAAGATCGACGAACTCGCCATGGAGCGCGAGCGGCGCCGCAGGACCGAGAAGCAGGCCCTCGCGCTCGTCGAGAAGGTCACCCCGCTGATCGAGCAGACCGACTGGATGACCGGCCGCTGGCATGGCCAGTTCAACACCCTCCAGCGCCTGGAGGCCAACCGCAACGTCAAGGTCGTCGAGGCCCGCCGGGCCCTGTGGGACATCCCCCTCGTCCGCGACCACATAGCCACCCACACCAACTTCTCCGGAGATACCAAGTGAACACCACCACCGCCCCCGTTGACGACGACACCGAGATCGTCGAATCCTGGCTCCCGCAGTACATCGGCCTCCATGGCTTCGCCGGGGCCGGTAAGGACACCGTCGCCAAGATCCTGGAGAAGTACGGCTACACCCGCGTCGCGTTCGGCGACAAGTTGCGCGAGGCCCTGTACGTCCTCAACCCCCTCGTCGAGGAGGGATACGGCGGCGTCGAGTACCGCGTCCAGTACCTCGTGGACAAGTACGGGTGGGACTCCGTCAAGCGGAACTCCCCCGAGGTTCGCAGGCTGCTCCAGGTCCTGGGCACCGAGGTCGGCCGGGAGATGATCGACCAGAACGTGTGGGTCAACTCCGTCTTCAAGGCCCTCGAAGAGGACAAGAAGTACGTCTTCACCGACGTTCGCTTCGTCAACGAGCACCAGGCCATCGACAGCCGCCTCGGCCTGCTGGTCAAGATAGACCGGCCCGGCGTCGGCCCCGTCAACGACCACAAGAGCGACAAGGGACTGCCGGACCAGTGGTTCGACGCCTCGATCGTCAACGACGGCACGATCGAGGACCTTAATACCAAGGTCCGCGAGATCCTGAGGCTCGCATGACGAACCGGTCGAAGCAGAAGGGGACGAGTTTCGAGTCCTCCGTCCTCCCGGCCATCAAGGAAAAGCAGCCGCTGGCCGAGCGCCGCGCCCTGGAAGGCAAGCAGGACAAGGGCGACTTCTACATCCCCGGTGAGGACCGCTTCGTCATCGAGGCGAAGAACCACAAGGAGATGGGCCTATCCGGCTGGCTGAAGGAAGCCGCCACCGAGGCCACCAATGCGGGAGTCCCGCACGGAGTCGTCTTCCACAAGAAGAGGGGTACTACGGACCCCAGAGAGCAGTACGCGACGATGACTGTCGGCGCGTTCCTTGACCTCGTCTATCCCAAAGAGTAGCAACTCCGCACGCGGCAGGCCCAGGGTGAGGACGACGCCCCTGGGCCTGTTGTCATTAACACAAGATTCCTGCGTCTCCGTATTCTCGAATTGTGACGAGAATCGGACACATAGGAGTCACCAATGGGAGTTCAGTACGACGGCGAGGAGGCCAGTAACGAGGTCATCCTCCGGGTCAAGAGTTCGTCGTCCGCCGCCAGTGTGGCCAGCGCCATCTCGCACGCCGTCTACGACGGCAAGCGTGTCACTCTACGGGCCATCGGCGCCGGAGCCGTAAATCAGGGCGTCAAGGCAATCGCCATCGCCAACAGTTTCGTCGCGCCCCGGGGAATCGTTCTCGATACTCGGCCTGGGTTCACTACGGTGAACACCCCCGATGCCGGGGAAATCAGCGCGATCCTGCTGCGGATCTTGGTCCACTGAAGTTCTAATCTGCTGCCTTTCCGTCTTTACACTGGGTTTGATCCAGTGGAGGCGAAATGAATGGTGTTTCGGACGGGCGCAACGGCTCGTTTTCGACGGGCGCAATGGAAACAAAGTTCCCGTCCGCACAGCCGATCCGTACGCAGCGCTTTACCCCGACGTCTGTCTTCGACGAGAAGCAGGTGCGCGGCTCCGCAAACGGTCTGGGCTCTGAGGACTACGACCGAAAGCGCATCGGCGGCGGTTTCGCTCCTTCGCTCAACGGCGCTTCGTCGCAGACCTACGACAGCCGGTTGTGGATCGACAAGAACCCGTACCGCACCCTCGGCGGCTAACCAAGGAGCCAGCAGTGGCGAAGAAGAAGGACAACATCGTGACGACGGACAACCCGTCGCTGCGTCCGACCATGGGCACCGACGCCTCCCGTCTCGGCAACGTGGCCAAGCCGATCAAGGGCCGGTCCGTCCCGAAGAAGAACCAGTCCAAGGGCGGCTTCCTGGAGTCGGCGACGGCCTCGCACCGTCCCAACATCATGGAGCGCAACGGCGCCTCGCTGCGGCCGACCGCGATCCTGTACCAGGCCAACGCGGCTGAGTCCGGGGTCGTCCAGCGCAACGTCGTGACCGTCCCGAGCGCCGTCGGCAACCGGGACTTTTATCTCCGGCGCCAGTACCGACAGGGCGCGTGACGTAGGCAGCCATGTCCAGCAACTGGTCGTACAACACGCCGTACGCCATCGGACAGCCGGGCGCTCCAGTGCGCGCGAATGGTGGAGCAGGAACAGATGCTCTCTCCTTCCGCGACGGACTGGACGCCCGGCGCGCTGCTATGGGCGCTCGCACGCCTTCAGCGGACTACCCCGACGGCTACCTCGGCACGATCAACGACAGACGACGCGACCGCGTCATGGAGGGCGTTCAGAAGCGCCTGACCGACCGCAGCTATCAGCGCGGTGTCCACAAGGGCGACGTCATCGACCGCTCCGACTACTTCTGGCCGGACGTGGGCGGGGTCAACCCGCAGGCCGGTCTCGTCTACGAGGCCCAGGGCCTGAAGTGGACGCAGAAGGGCGACGTCACCGAGCGGCTGGCCCACATGGGCAAGAACCAGGCGCTCTCCCCGGCCGAGATGGGCGCCCTTCAGCAGAAATACGGCATCTCCGAGGTCATGGCCGACATCGACCCGGTCCGCAGCGAGCGGCTGAAGAAGCTGCTGCCGTCCGCGTCGCCGTACAACTCGCCCGACCAGTGGAGGTGAGTGTGCGCACTCAGGAGTTCCGGGGCCAGATCCAGGCGATCAAGAAGGCCACCCCCAAGAGCCCGGCGCAGTCCGAACGCGACGCGCAGAAGACCCAGGGAGCAGGTTCGTCGTAATGGCAGGAAAGACTCCGGCCCAGAAGGGCGCGGACACGCGCAAGTACAACAGCGAAGTGAAGGCCGCCACCACCAAGCGTGAGACGTTCGAGGCGTCCAACCCCGAGCGGTTCAAGACCATCCAGGACCAGCCCGGTGCCGGTCGCACGCCACGGCAGTCGTACTCCCTGATGGGGAACACCGACAAGGCGCCGAACCTGCACGGCCAGATGGAACTCGCGGGCCCCGAGGGATCCGACGTCTGGCACGGGCAGCACACCATGGCCCCGGTCAAGGACATGATGCCGGTCAACCGGCGCTGGGAGGACCACTCCCCGCACGAGCAGGCCCGCGTGCTGCGCTCGGCCGCGAAGTTCGGCGTCACCCCCGACTCGGCGCACCGCGCGCTGGGTGCCCAGGTCGACCGCGCCTACGCCCACGAGGGCGGGCACCACGACTCGTTCTACAGCCCGGCCGAGGACCACACCCGCGATGGTTCCCTGAGCCCGCGTGCGCGCCTGAAGGTGTCGGCCAAGGAGAACGGCGTCCCCTTCGGCGTCCAGGCCGCTGCGAACGCGATCACGTCCCCGCAGAACGTCTTCGTGCGGCCGGACAAGGAGACCGGCAAGGCCGTCTACCCCAACGACGAGGCGGCCAGCCACGCGATCCAGTGGGCGAAGTCCGGCAAGACCGGCGACGACTACCACTACCACCCGGACTACCACGTGCCACGCGAGGACAAGGTCGAGAAGACCGTCACCTCGAAGACGGGCCAGAAGTCCACGGAACTGGTGAAGAAGGAAGGCGACAACCGCGCCTACCCGGTCAACGGCTACCCGCGTAACCACGCGCTCGCCATCGACGTGACGCACCAGGTGCTCAACGGCAAGCAGTTGTCGAACGCGTGGAAGCCGACGGCCGGTGAGAAGGTCTCGGCCTATCACAACTCGTGGGTCGACCCCCATGGCTCCTCGCAGTTCTGGGTGTCGGACACGCACAGCGGTGGTGGTGCCTTCGCTCCGCACCTGGAGGCCAAGAAGGGTCCCGGGAGTCAGCAGGCCTACATGGGCATCAAGGGCATCCACGCGTTCCACGACCACGTCGCCCGGAACGTCATGTCCGAGCGGGGTCTCAACAGCCTCACGAACATGCAGTCCGCGCAGTGGTCGGAGGAGAAGCGGCGACGGGGCGACAAGCACGACGCGTCGCTTAATACCTACGGCAAGGGCAGCGGGCTTAATACCCAGGGTGTCGGACACCCGGATCCGGATCACGAAGCCCCGAAGGGCGGCTGGTACGACCGTCCGAAGGCGGATCGGGGAAATCCGTACCCGAACAAGTTGAACGCCACCCAGTTCACGCTGCCGGAGCACTGAGGTGCCAGCGGATTCCGTCTACGACAGGACGCATCCGTGGGATTCCCTCCCTGAGCGGATTCTCACGGATGCGCTTTCCGTCGCAAACATCCCGGGCGATGTGCTCGCACTCCAGAGCGCACCGCCCCCGGTCGTCCGGCCTCTTTTCCCTCCGAGGTTCGGATACAGGGACACGGCCCTGGGAATTCAGGACGTGCTCCAGGTAGACAAGGTGTATCCCTCGCCCTCGACGAACTCCTATACGGGAACTCAAGGCGGATACTCTGGTAGTTCAAGGCCAACCATCGGGGGCTTTTAATGTCCAAACACAAGACGCACCGCGCCGACGACAAGCGCCGCGCCGGAATGTCGGACAACGTGCGCTGGAAGGCGCAGGCGGGATCAACCGGTTCCGCCAGGCCGCTGGCGATTTTCAACGACCGGCGTGACGGTAAGAACGGCAACGGAAAGCGAGCGAAGTAATGGCGTACGCACCCTCGCGTTCGATGAACGCGGAACTGAACGAGGGCGCCACCGACGGCAAGTACAAGAAGATCGTCGTCGACCGTGGCGGCCTGGGTGTTGCCAACTCGGCCACCGTGCGCCACCGCGTCGACCTCAACGACGTCTGGTACGGCCGCCACGAGGACGAGGTCAAGGTCCGCCCCGACGGCAAGGCCGTGCACACCCCCAACTACGTCCAGACCCCACCGAGCCAGGCAGGATTCTGAGTCTGATGTCCCTCCACGGAGTCGACCTCTCCAACAACAACGACGCCGCGCACATCGCGTCGGCCATCGCCAGCAAGAACAACGCCTTCATCATCGCCAAGGCGTCCGAGGGCGAGCACACGGGCGACACGCGGCACGCCAGCATCGTGAAGGCCACCCGGGCCGCGAAGAAGCCCCTGGGCCACTACCACTTCGCTCACCCGACCCAGGACGCGGTGACCGAGGCCAAGCACTTCCTGTCTGCTGCGGGCGCCCAGGCGGGCGAGGTCCTGGCGCTCGACCTGGAGGCGTCCGAGGGCTCCTGGAGCCAGCGTCTGAACTACGCCCTGAAGTTCCTGGCGTACGTGAAGGCGCAGACGAAGGCGTCCCCTCTCCTGTACACCTACACCTCCTACCTCACCGGCCTGCTCGGTGTGGCTTCGGACGCGCAGAAGAAGGAACTGCGGTCCTACCCGCTGTGGGTAGCCGACCCGAACAACCCGGCCGGGCACCCGCTGACCGAGGGCTGGGCGACGTGGACCGTGCACCAGTACGGCATCGTCGGCGGCCTCGACCAGAACCTGCTGAACGGGGACCTTAATACCTGGAAGGCCCTGGCCATCCCGGCCAAGATCGTCAAGCCGCCCGCGCCGCCCGCGCCGCCCGCGCCTCCGGCTCCGTCCAAGCCAACTCCTCCTCCTCCTGCTCCAACCCCTGCGAAGGCGTACACGATGGTGATCTTCGGCGAGAACATCGACTCCATGACCGCTGCGGCGGCCACTGACGCGTTCCAGCCCAAGGGTGCCGTCGCCACTGGCCGTCTGGACGTGGCCAAGGCCGCTCTGGCTGCCGGTGACGTCGTCGTCGCGGTCGGCGGTCCGGCCAATGCAGCCCTTGGCTACGCGCACGCGAAGTCCGGCACGGTGGCCGTCTCCGGCAAGAAGGTGTCCGTCCAGGGCGCCACGGCCGGTGACTCCTACGTGCTGCTCGGCCGCTACCTGGCGACCGGCAAGTAACCCACTTCGTTACGGCATCCCCATTACGTCTTCCAAAGGCGTAGTGGGGATGCTATGTTTGGTCCCTGAACAGCCCCTTGAGGAAGGACACCATGGCCGAGCACGTACGGCTCCTGCTCTGTAAGACCTGCGGCAGCCTCGAAGAACTGCCCGACTACGAGGGCGACCCGCGCAGGGACTTCCTCCTCGAAGCCCTGGTCCAGAAGCACCCCGACCACATCGCCCACCCGCTGCTGCGCGTGGAGAAGAAGCACTGGGACAGTCCCTCCACCCGCGACACGATCATCGCCAAGATCCGCGAGAACACGGGACACACCGGCTTCGACCCGGCGTTCTACAACGCCAAGAACACCTTCCAGGAAGACGCCCACGCCTGCTGGCAGAAGCACCTGCGCAACCCCGGCTGCAACGACTACAAGACCGCCTCCAAGCGGCTCACGCCGGACACCGCCGCAGAGCGCAAGGCGGCAGGTATGCCGAAGTACAGCAGCGCCCAGGACCGCTACCTCTGCGAGTTCTGCCCCGTGCACTCCCTGGTCGTAACTGCCGCGCGCCGCAAGGCCGGGATGTACAAGTAACCCCACCCGAACCACATCTGGAGCACTACATGCCCAACATCCCGATCCTCGGTCAGACCAGCAGCGCCGACAAGCCGCTTAATACCGACGACCTCACCCCCGAGCAGCGCGAGACCCTGGCCAGGATGGCCGAGGAGAACCCGCCCTCCGAGGACGAGATCGGCACCCCCGTCACCACGGCGTTCCTCGTCGCTGTCGGCCTGGACGGTGCGGTCGTGGCCACCTCCGACCTCACCCAGCAGTTCGTCCCCCGGCGCGGAGCCACCCCCGACGACATCTACGGTGCGGCCTCCGTCGTGCTGAAGGACCTTGAGGTCATGGAGACCGCCTCCAGGACCCAGCAGGCGATGATGATGATGGGCCAGGCCATGCAGCAACAGCAGCAGGAAGCCGCGCTGCGCTCCCGCCTGAAACTCTGAACGAAATAGCAACTAGAAAGCCCCCAGTCTCCCTCCATATCGGATTGGATTCTGGGGGCTTTCCCTATTCCAGCTAGAATCGAAGGCATGGCCGGATACGAGTTCTACCTCAATCGCGCAATCACCCAGGGACAGCAGCCCGACATTCACACGGGCGCCTCCGGGTATTTCAGCACGCCCCAGGCAGGGCTCGACCCGCACATCTTCGACGGCGACCACATCAAGCCGGACGTCCGCGACCACATCCTCGGCGTGCTTAATACCTACCTCGACGGCCACTACCAGGGCGTACGCGCCTGGCTGGCCGCCTGGCTGGCCGGATCCGGCATCTCCTTCCAGTGGGCCGGAGACCGTGGAAACGGCGACCTCGACGTCCTCTTCGGAATCGACTTCCCGAAGTTCTACGAGATGAACCCCACCTACCAGGGAATCTCCGAAGCCGAATTCTCCGACCTGATGAACTCGGACCTGAAGAAGAACCTGTGGCCGCACACCGCGATCACCGATTTTCATGGCCAGGTCTACGAGGTCACGTACTACCTGAACCCCGGAACCACGTCGAATTCCATCGCGGCCATCAACCCGTACGCCGCCTACAACCTCACCCGTGACCGCTGGGACATCCGGCCGCCGTCCCTGCCCACCGACCCCCACAGCCTGTACCCGAAGCACTGGTGGGACGCCGTGCAGACGGAAGAGGCCCACGCCCGCACGCTGATCGAGCGCTACAGCCACCTGCGCTCGACGGCCTCCAGCGCCTCCCCGAACTCGGCCACGTGGCACAACTCCCTGGCCTCCCAGAAGATCGTCGTCGAGCAGGCCAAGGCCCTCTTCGACGACATCCACATCGGCCGCAAGCAAGCCTTCGGCCCAGGGGGATCCGGCTACGGCGACTACTACAACTTCCGCTGGCAGGCACACAAGCAGGCAGGCACGGTCCAGGCCCTGAACTCCCTGGCCACAACGGACGTCGAGGCCCACAAGGCGCAGGAGACCGACCTCTACGGGGCTCCACTCGATGACGCCGCCACCGCGCTCGCGAAGGCGGCTCTTTGGAACACCCCCTACCGGAGGTCGTGATGGCCAACCCCCTCGGGCCGCAGTTCGAGCAGACCGCACTGCCGGTCCCGCTGGACACCAAGTCCCCGCAGGCGAAGAAGCAGAACGCACTGCGCGCCCAGTACCACCTGACGCGCGACACCCCGCTGCACCTTCAAACGCACTACAAACCCGGCGCGCTTAATATCCCGCATCCCACCCCCAACCCGGGCGGGATGCACACCAAGGTCACCGCCATCGGCTCCCCGCGCGACCACGACCTGATCCACGACGAGGAGCGCACCAACTACCCCCAGTCCGAGGGGCAGATGGTCATGGGCCCGCCGCACAACCCGCAGCAGTTCGGGCACCTGGACGGCCACGGCAACGTCGTCGACCCCAAGATCGGTGACCGCTGGTACGAGAAGCACGGCCCGCAGATGAGCCACGGCAACGAGGCGTTCTGGAACAAGCACGCCACAGTGCAGCGCATCAGCACCAGCTCGGTGCTGCACACCGGCCAGACCGCGTTCGAGACCGGATCCCACTCCTACATCACCGGCCCGCTCGACCCCGACCACCCGCACGTCAAGGTCGTCGTCCAGGGCGGCACACCGTACGTCGCCGACGCGCACCACCGGCTCGCTGAAGCGCGCGGCCGGGGAGACACCCACGTCGGCGCCCAGGTGCTCAACCTCGACCAGTTCAAGGCCGAGCAACTGCCGAAGATCAAGAAGAAGTCGGCACCCGAGGACGTCGTCGAGCACCTGGTCAAGCACCACGGCTACAGCCCGAACATGAACGCCAAGAACGCCTTCCAGACGCACGAGACCGAGCACCGAACCGGCCTCCACGAGCACGAGCACGGGTGACGGCGCCATGTCTGCAACCGTCGCCATCGTCATCGAAGGTGTGCTCTCCCGCGAGGTCGGAGAAGCCGTCATCCACCAGGGCCAGCGCCTGTACTGGGGCCTGATGGAGTCCTACAAGGTCGCCCTCATCAGCGACCGCGAGGACATCGAGCCGGTCCAGTACTGGCTGAAGGTCAACGGCTTCAACAAGCACCCCTACCTGATCCCCGCCAACCCCCTGGACCCCGAGGACCCCGCCGAGCGCCGCATGCGGCAGATCGGACGCCTTCGGCAGGCCGGATGCAACGTCGAGCTGCTGGTCGAACCCAATCCGCAGATCGCCGCGCACGTCATGTCCCAGGGCGTCGGGGTCCTCAACTACCTGCACCCCAACTACTCCTCCCCGCGCTTCCGGCCGGACTACCGCGACACCGTCACGCCCTGGTCCGAACTGGTCGGCGAGGTCGAGCGGCAACGAGCACTACGCGAAGAAGACCCGAGACCACACATGGAGATCCTGTGACCGTCGCCCTGGTGATCACTATTACCCGCATCCTCAACGCGGCCGTCGGCGCCGCGTTCTCGGCCCTGCTGCTGCGGGCCTCCATCCCCGTCTGGCGCCAGCTCGGCGCCGCAGAGAAGTGGCTGTCCGCCGCCCTGTTCCTCTACAGCGCCAACGTCGCCGTCTTCTGCGCCGTCTTCTGGACCTCGCCCTCGTCCGGCCGGTCCTGGATCAACGTCGGCTTCCTCTTCTCCCTCCTCGCCGCGCACCGCTACCTCTACTTCGTCCGAAGGGACACACGACCATGAGCGTCGATGGCATACACGCGATCACCAGCAAGTTCAAGGAGCGCTGGCTGAGCCCGCTCCAGTTCCCCGGCGCCCACCGCTCCGTCGAGCAGCGCCTGGACGACCTGGAGAACGCCAAGCAGGGCCAGCAGCCCGCCAACTCCCGCATCAAGATCCGCGTCAAGGGCCAGAAGAGCCAGGCGCCCGCCCCGCAGGCGTCTCCGGCCGCCCGCGAGGAGATCAAGCGCGTCGGCGAGGACCACGTCTCGGACTCCTACGGCTGGCACGCGCAGCACTCCACCGCTGGGACCGACCTGCTGCACACCTTCAACCAGCGCATGGACGCCATCCAGGCGCAGAAGAAGCCGTCGGAGTCCGGTGGCTGGGCCGCCTACAACGACACCTTCGGCGCGGGTGCCAAGTCGACCGCCAGCCCGTCCCCGGCGCCCGGCGGCCAGGCGGAGTGGCGAGACCACGGCCAGGGTCACCAGATCCGCACCTACCCGACCTACAACCCCGACGGCTCGCGCGGCGCCCGCAAGATCGGCATCCGGCCCAAGCCGGGAGGTGCCTCGCCCGCCGAGGTGTCCCCGGTCCAGAGCCCGCAGCAGTTCAGCCAGGGCAACTTCGCTCCGGCCGCCAAGGCTGCTCCCCGCCCGGCGCGTACGAACTCCACCCCTGTGGTGCGGGCGGCCCCCCAGCCTTCTGCCGGTGGTGTCGGCAAGGGCGTACAGCGCGGCCTGTTTCCTCCCGGCGAGTCCGGGCCGAAGGTCAAGGCCGTCCGGCAGCGGGAGGACAAGCCGGTCCAGCCGGGGCCTGGCAAGGGCCAGATGTCGTTCGACGACCTGACGCCCAAGCCGAGCGCGGCGCGTAAGAAGGCCGCTCCCAAGGCTCCTTCGGCGAGTGAGTGGCACTCGATGCTCACCGACTCCGTCAATGAGCGCAAGAAGTCGAAGAAGCCCCCGGCCCCCGGCCAGGGCTCGCTCTTCTAGACCACCAATTCAGATTCGGAGAAACAACCCGTGGAACTGTACTTCGGCGGATCCGAGATCCCCGGCTGGCGCAAGATGCTGGCCGAGGAAGGCGTCGAGAACGTCTCCCTGTCCTACATGGGGCTGCGGAGGCGCACCAAGTTCTCCCGGCCGTGGCTCATCGAGGACCACTACCTGGAGGGCCAGAAGGTTTTCCTCGACTCCGGTGCCTACACCGTGAACAAGGCCGAGGACGACAAGTACTCGATAGGTGAACTCAAGGAAATCGCCGCGCACTACGAAGCCTTCGTCCAGCAGAACATCGACTCGCTTAATATGGTGTCCGAGTTCGACGCGGTCGTTCTCGGACGGGAATGGATAGAGGCCCGGCGCGAGGATTTCTGGGAGGACCTGCCGGAGGACAAGTTCCTTCCTATCTGGCACGCGGAATGGGGCGTCGATGAACTCGACCGCCTCGCGCAGCGCTACAAGCGTGTCGGAATTACTCAGACGGATTTGGACGGACGGAATCTCGCTCCCGTTCTCAACGAGATCACCCGGAAATACGGAACCCTTCTCCACGGCGTCGCAATGACGAAGCCTGCGGAAATGGCAGCGGTCACCTGGGATTCCGTCGCGTCCACCTCCTGGATTTCCCCCTCGCAGTACGGTGACACCATCGTGTGGACCGGCCGGGAATTGAAGCGGTACCCGAAGAAATACAAGGACCAGGCCCGAAAGCGGCACCGCACTCTTTTCCAGGAAGCAGGCTTCGACCCGGACAAGATCGAGGACGGCGACAACAACGAGGTACTGCGGTTCACCATCTGGTCGTGGCAGCAACTCGCGGCCTCCATCGAGCAGCACCGTGCGCCCGAGGCCGATCCAGTTACTACTTCCGCTTCAGGGATACTCTCCGCTTTCTCTCAAACGCAGGGGGGCACAGTTGATACGACCACCGGAGAACTGGTCAACGGCGTAACAACTCCCACCCCTCGCAGGGAGCGGGCGCGTACCAACTTGCCGGTCATCGGCGTGGTGCAGGAGAAGGAGGTCTACACCGACCCCGACGACGGCGTGAACAAGGAGCGCGACGTCCCGCTGGTGACCGTCCGCTCGCAGTCCATGCGGGTGTGCTCGGCGTGCTTCCTGGCCCAGAAGTGCCCGGCCTTCGACAAGGACGCGAACTGCGCGTACGACATTCCGGTCGAAGTGAAGAGCAAGCAGCAGATGGCCTCGCTCCAGAATTCGCTCATCGAGATGCAGACGCAGCGGGTCTTCTTCATGAAGATGGTCGAGGATATGACCGGCGGCTACGCGGATCCGAACCTGTCTGGTGAGATCGACCGTCTCCAGAAACTGGTGAAGGTGAAGACCGAACTGGAGCAGGATTCCTTCTCCGTGAAACTGGAGGCTAAGGGGAACGGAGCCCAGGCCGGTATGATCAGTCGCCTGTTCGGAAAGGACGCCGGGGAGCAGATGACCGCCCTCGACCGCCCTGTATCAGCGGACCGGATGATCGAGTCCGGCAGCGGATTCATTGACGCGGAAATCGTCGATGTACCAACTTTCTACAACCAGGAAGGTTAGTTAGTACTTCTCATGAGCGCGCACGTGCATGCAGTGTCTTTCGCCGACAGCGGCGACAGCGCGGCGGAAGAGGTCGAGTGCAAGCGGTGCTACGGCACTGGAGAGGACCGCGACGGAGCGGACTGTGTCCCCTGCGAGGGCTACGGTACGGTGCTGGTATGAACAGATTCCGCCGAGTAAAGGCCGCCCTCATCGCCATCGGATTTCTCGCGATTCCTGCGATCGGAATTTCCGTGATCCCCGAGCAGCATTCCGCCGGGCTTAATACCGGAGTTTCCCAGTCGGATTCTCCCAGAACCGAGGGGGATTCCAATCCGCAGCCCGTCGCCACGGTAACCCGCTACGCGGAGGCGCCAGCAAAGGCGGATACCACGGGCACATGCAAGGTGTCCATAGTGGTCGGGCCTTCGCCCGCAGTCACACCTACGTCCACGGCTACGCCGTACGCGCCTGTATATGGGCTCGCACATACGCATTCCGTGCAGGTCAAGATTCCGTGCCCCGTGAAGACGGTGACGGAAACACCAACGTCTACCAAGTAATCCGCCACAAGGTCAACACCTGAAAGCCGTGAGCCGCATGTGATGCAGCTCACGGCTTTCTTCGTTACGTCATGTAGATTACGGCTTGACGATTACGGCTTCCGGAGTAGTGTTCTCCCTGTCAACACCAACCGCCCCCGCAGCAGGAGGAGCACCCCATGGCCGACAGCAGCGTCCGCGACTACCTCGCCCTGGAGAAGAAGTACACCGAGGTGTTCAACCTCGTGGGCCAGGGAGAGGACCTGAACATCGACGACCTGCGCCGCGCACTGGACGACATCTACAACGCGGGCCGCGACAAGGGCCGCCCCATCGTCGGCGTAGCTGGCCGCACGGCCCAGTTGGAGATCAACGACCTCGCCGTCCGGCTGGAGGACGGAGGCATGTCCGAGAGGAGCGCCCGCCGCGAAGCCGAGCGCATCGGCGCCGTGATCCGCTCCGAGGGCTTCAAGCACGGCCTCGCCGAGGCCAAGCGCAAGGTCCTCGCCGCCCTCACCGGCAAGGAGGTCTGAGCCATGCGGGACAACCAGATGAGCAAGGTCTACAACGCCGAAAACCTCGTCATGGACGTGCTGGCCACCGTCGCCAAGACCGACGCCCGCACCTTCGACTTCTACGGCTCGACCCTGGTCCTGCCCGACGAGCGTAAGTTCGGCAACCTCGACGGCGTCCAGCGCTACATCGACCAGGTCCTCGGCCTGAACTGGGTACGCGCCACCTGGCCCACGCAGGCCGCGCAGCCGGTCACGGTCCGCGCCCGCAAGGGTGCCTCCTGGGCCACCTACCGCCTCGGGGTCATCGCGGTGCCCGACCACAAGCAGGGTATCTCCTGGGCCATGCGCGAGATGGTCATCATCCACGAGCTGGCCCACCACCTCGCCCGGGGCGGAGAGTCCCACGGCGTGCATTTCGTCTCCACCTACCTGCACCTGGTCAAGGAGCTGGTCGGCGACGAGGTCGGCCTGCTGCTCACCGACGCCTTCGCCAGCAACGGTGTCGCCTTCGGCGCCCTCGTCGCGGCCTAGCAAGCAACATCTGGAAATCGCTTGACAAGGGTTTCGTGAACCCGTAAGTTCTACCTCATCAACCGCCCCCGCAACAGGAGGAGCCCACGATGGCTGACCGCATGCTCGACAAGCTGGCCAAGATCCTCAACCAGGCCGAGAACGCCTCCAGCCCCGAGGAGGCCGCGACCTACATGAAGAAGGCGCAGGCCCTGGCCACCCTCGGCAGCATCGACCTCGCCGTGGCCCGGCAGCACACCGCCAAGCGTGAGCAGCGCGAGCAGCCGACCCACAAGCACATCACCATCGGCCAGTCCCGCAAGAACAACAACGCCCGCTTGGTGAACCTGTTCATCGCCATCGCCGACAACAACGACGTCAAGGTCAACATCGCGATGAACTCCACCTTCGTCATCGCCTTCGGCATGCCGTCGGACATCGAGGTCGTCGAGGTCCTGTACGCCTCCCTGCTTTACCAGATGACCGAGGCCGCCAACTCCTGGCTGAAGACCGGCGAGTACAAGCAGGAGAAGGTCCTGCGGCAGGTGACCAAGCGCGACGACTGGGGCACCTACAAGGACCTGGAGGAGCGCTCGATGGATGGCCGCACCGCCCGAGCCAACTTCTACGACGCCTTCACCCGGCGCATCTCCTCGCGCCTGTGGGAGGCCCGCCAGGAGGCCCTGGAGGCGGCCAAGGGGAACGTCTACACCCTGCCCACCACGGGTGAGAACGGCGTGGAGTACGAGATCGAGGTGACCGCCGAACTGGTCCTCTTCGACAAGAAGAAGGAGATCGGCGCCTACTACGAGAAGGCCTCCACCGCCAAGGGCTCCTGGAAGGGCTCCAGCCGCACCACCGCGTACAGCACCACCGCCCGTGTGGCCGGTGACAACGCGGGCCAGTCCGCCCGCCTCGGCAGCGCCAAGGCCATCGGCGGCCAGCGCACCCCCCTCGCCGCCTGAGACCCTAGGAGATCGCCAGCATGCGCACCATCGCCCGCACCGCCACGAAGAAGATCGAGGCCATCAAGGCCGACTTCACCAACTGCCGCGCCTACAACGGCACGGAGATGGTACCCGTGGACGCCGACCGCGCCTGGAAGGCCCTCGCGACCTACCCCAAGGCCCGGCTGATCGAGTCCACCGACGGCGCCCGCTACACCGTCCAGGTGAACAGCGGCCTGTGGTACTACCTGGAGCGCCCCGCCGCGTGATCCTGACGCACCCCCTGCGTACGGGCCGTCCGACTCGACACCTGAGCCGGGCGGCCCGTAGCCTTCCCACGAACATCCATCCCCGTACCAGGAGGAGCCCGCCATGCCCGCGCCCCGCAGCATGTCCCGCAGCGACTACGAGACCCTGTCCGCCGCCATCGCCGACTCGGACGACCAGGACATCAACGCCCGCCGCAACATCGCCTTCAACATCGCCGACGCCCTCACCGGCACGGGCGACCGCTTCGACCCCATCCTGTGGCTGCGCCAGTGCAAGATCGGCCCGTTCTCCCCGGCCGACGTGGCCGACTGGTCCACCCGCCTGGAACTGCGCATCAAGGCCATCGGCAGGAAGCGCCTCAACTCCCTGGAGATGGGCTACGACATCGAGCAGTACATCGACGCAAGCGGTTCGCCGATTGCGATTGACAAGGCGTAGTCGCCCCCATAGAGTCTTACCTGTCAGCAACAACCGCCCCGAAACAGGAGGCACCAGGTGAACCTCACCACCGCCACCCCCGTCGAGGTCGACACCGTCCTCGCCAACGCCTACGGCAAGATCGCCGACCTCACCAGCCAGCAGCACCGCCTCACCGCCACGGTGTCCCGCATCGACGAGGCCGAGCCCGGGTCCTACCAGTCCATGCTCCCGGCCTACTCCCCGGAGAACCGCGCCAAGCTGGTCGGCGAGATCGCAGCGCTCCAAGAGCGCATCCAGGGAATCCTTCAGGCCGAGGTGTACCCCTGCGAGGCGCAGTACCACGAGCGTCGCTGGACCCGGTACTACCTGGTCGACAACACCAACGGGCACGTCCACAAGGACACCCACTGCGCCTCCTGCTTCCCCACCACCCGGTACGCGTGGCTGGTCGAGCAGTCCGGCATGTCGGCCGAGGAGCTGGTCGTCCTGGCGGGCGAGAAGTCGTGCACCGTCTGCTTCCCGTGGGCCCCGGTCGACGTCCTCAAGCAGAAGACGAAGCTGGAGGCGCCGGAGCGCAAGGCCGCCCGCCTGGAGCGTGAGGCCAAGAAGGCAGCGGCAGCCGCGAAGAAAGCCGCCAAGGCCATCGCCAACCCCGACGGCACCCCGCTTGAGGTCTTCGACTGGCGCGTCCCCGAGCGTCAGCGCAAGACCCGCAGCGGCATCGTCACCGAGCCTGCGCACGACCGCTTCGAGACCATCGCGACCCTGGCCGCCGCCCGCTCCTGGCTGGCCGACCAGTACGAGACGTGGCGGGGCAACGATGGCACCCACCGCGACGTGAACAAGGTCGCCGAGGCCGTCGCGGACAAGGAGGGCAAGACCACCGAGGTGGTCATCGACGAGGCCAAGAAGCGCGCGGCCCGCCGCAAGTAGAGCCGTAACTCGGAAGCCGTAGGGGAGAAGCCATAACCTGGAATCTTCCCTACGGCCCCGGAGGCACCCGTGAACGACCAGCAGCAGACCCCCGAGCATGTCCGCGCCGTCCAGGAGCGTCGGCGCAGCGGAGCGGCCGGAGGCCACGATTCCCGCCCCCGCAAGCAGCGCACGCGCAAGACTGCCAAGCACGCAGCCATACGAGAGCAGGAGTAGGGCATGGACGCCAAGGCCACCGCGAAGTACCTGGAGCGCCGTATCGGCGACGCCGTCAAGGAGGCGACCGCCGTCCGCGCGGAGCTGTCCAGGGAGTTGGTCAAGCCCCTGGCGAAGGGCAGCCGAGCCACCTCCTCGCACACCCTGGACCGCCTCATCGACTTCGAGGCCGTCGCCGTCTCCTGGTTGGAGATCCACGAGACCGCCGGGGGCCCCCTGGAGGAGGTCGGCCACGAGGACTTCCTGAAGGCCGTACACAAGGTGCGCGCTGAGATCACCCAATGGCTGCGCACCTCCCGGCACGCCAACACCGGAACCTACGGCACGCAGGCCCTGGCCCAGCACAACGCGGCAACCAAGGTGCTGTCTAGCACGGACATCATCGAACTCATCGACGAGGAGAACTGATCATGGCGTACAGCAACGAGGTCATCGAGGCCCTGGCCTGGCTGCGCAAGGGCTGGGACGGCGACAACAGCGAGCGGGCCATCACCTCATTCGAGGCGCTGGACAACGCGGGCGTCTTCCGCGAGCTGGACGAGCAGACCGACTACACCCCGGCCGAGGAGATCCTGGCCCGGACCGAGAAGGGCTGATCGTGTGTAAGTGCAGGGCCACCACCTACCAGGGCCACATCAAGAAGGTCGAGCAGGACGGCTATCCGGCCCACGTCTACAAGGGCCACTACTGGGCCCCGACGGACGACGCAGCTACCCCCCAGCACTGACTACCCACCCCGCATCAGGAGGAGCACCACCATGAAGATCATCCCCACCAACTGGACCACCCGCCGCGAGGTCTTCGTCCCCGTCGAGGACGGTCCGACCATCCCCACCGGGGCCTACTCGGGCCGGGCCAAGGACAAGGAGATGAAGGTCGTCCGGTTCCACCTGACCTACTGGCCGAGCAACGGCGAGTGGACGACCGCGTCCCTGCCGGTCATCGGGGTCCTGCTGAAGCAGGACGGTACGCCGGGACAGGTTGAGCACCTGACCTCCTTCTCCCTGGAGAACGACGACACCCCGCAGTGGGTGAGGGACGTCGTCGAGCACTTCCGCCCGAAGGAGCCCGCGCCGACCTCGCCGGACTCCCTGGAACTCAGCGTCTGACCTACGAGGAGCACGTCATGACCGAGCAGTCCGAAGAGCTGAAGTGCCTGGAGGACAACACGGGCGCGTGCAGCGGCCCCGTGGAGTTCCGTGACCCGCTGTCCGGCACGGGCAAGTCCTTCCCGCGCTGCGCCGCCCACTGGTCGGCACGGCTGAAGAAGCAGGAGGAGATCGTCGCCCGGTACGCGCCGTTCTCCGACGTCCCGCCGACCGGCTTCGACCCGACGTACGCGGGCGAGCGCTGGGACGAGGACTACTGATAGCAAGCACTTTAAGGGGATCGCTTGACAACTGTCGAGGGGTCCCCTTAACTGTTGTCTGACAACGCACCCCACACCAGGAGGAGCAGATGGCAGGCAGTCCGTTCCGATCCGTACTGCTGGCCGAGCGCCAGGAGGCCGCCGACGAGCTGATCAGGCAGCGCGAGAAATCGCTGAAAGTCCTGGAGAGCCGCTGGCGCAAGGAGTCCAGGGCAGCCCGCCAGCGCATCCTCATGACCCGCATCCAGGCGACGCGCAACAGCCTTGTCAGTTGGCAGGACTACATTGCCCAGGGATGCCCGCGCGTTGACAACGCCACCACCCGAGTCTGAGGAGGAGCACACCATGGCCACCGATGAAGAGGTCATCGAAGAGCTGCGCGCGTACATGGTCCAGCACGGCTGGAGCAGGCCCAAGGCGGAAGCGCAGTCCCGCATGTGGTTCGACTTCCTCGCCCCGCGTATCCGCCAGCAGGAACAGATGGCAGCGAAGAAGCAGCCCGTTCTCAAGCCCGGCGAGGTGCCCGTGCGCGAGCTGGTCGTCGGCGACATCATCGAGGAGCGGTACCCGAACTGGAGCCGTCGGAAGATCGTCACGAACATCACCGAGAGGTCCGCCGTCTTCCGCACTGACAACGGCCAGGACGGTCGCGCTGCGCTCACATCGAAGCGCAAGGGCAAGGTCACCGACAACCAGGTCGTCAAGGTGGGGCACTATGACCTCACCGACCAGTTGCTAGGGGAGCTGTCGCTCTGGCACTCCATGGGCGACCTCCGGCGCGCGCGGTGGAGGCGTGGACTGCTGGAGGGGCTGCCGCCGTTCTATGCGATCTTCGGGTACGCCAGCATGGAGGAGATGTCGTTCGGGGACATGGTGCGCGGTGAGACCGTCGACACGGTGACGGTTGCCGGTGGCGTACGTGTGAACGTCAAGCGGTACGACAACGAGCAGACCGTCGTGGACGGAAAGACCGTCTCCATGACGTGCTGGGGAGCCTCCGTGGTGGACCCCGAGCACGACCACGAGTTCGGGGTCCTGGGCTGGCGCTACCGGGACCAGGACACCGCACGTAAGACCATCGACATGCTCGACCAGTCGCTCCGGGGTGGCTACAACCTGGAGATGGCCGTGCGCACGGTGTGCAATGTGGGCAACGACAACCTGCCTACGATCGACCGGTGGAAGCAGGGGAAGGGCTGACGCTGTGGAGAACTTCAAGGTCCTGTGGACCGACACCAACGGACACGCGCACGTATCTGTCGTGAGCTACGACAAGACCAGCGCCGACCGCCGGGCCGAGGAGCTGCGGGCCGACATGACCAACGTCTCGGTCGTCCCCGTCTTCCCGCCCAACTGGACGTTCGAGCAGCAGCCCAAGGGGCGCATCGTCCAGCGCAGGCACACCGCAGTCAAGTAAGTTCCTGAGACTACTTGACAACGCGTAACGATGACGACTAGCTTCGTCCTGTCACCAACCACCCCGCCCGAATAAGGAGCGAAGGATGAGCGAGCCGACGTTCAACGTCACCCTCACCCGCGCACAGGTCGTCGCCCTGCTGGTCGACGGGAACGCGCAGAAGTTCCCCACCCTGGACAGCTCAGACGCCACGGTTGGCTTCTTCGCCGACCTCAAGACCTGGTACCTGGACAACAGCACCGACAAGGCCACGTCCTTCTGGGCGCAGATCAAGGACAGCCACGAGGGCGCCGGATGGCGCACGGTCGGTACCTCCGACAAGAGCGGCCACGACGCGGCATGGGGAGCCCTCACCGACGACATGCAGCGCCGTCACCTCCGCTACGGCGAGCTGGCCGCGCACATCGCCGACATGGAGAACGGCGACGTTCTGTCGGCCGAGGACGGCACCGAGTACCGCATCCTCAAGCCCGGTCAGGAGATCACCCGGTGAGCACGCCCCCCTTGGTCTGCAAGACCTGCAAGCGTCCCCTTGAGCGCCACATCGAAGCGGGTACGGGGGAGGAATCCTGGCGGCATCACGAACAGGATTCCCTCTCCGGCCACAAGCCAATTCCCGTGGAACCCGAGGACGGAAAAGTCCACGGGCGCTGCGACTTCTGCAACCTGGATCTCGGGGCGGAAAAGTTCGTCCTGCCGGTGGCGGATTTCGTGGCGGGACGGCACCCGGTCAGCGGCAAGATGCAGGGCTACGAGGGCGACTGGATGGCCTGCGGAAACTGCGCCCTACTGATCGACACCAACCAGTGGTCGGCGCTGCTGCGCAGGGTCCAGCACTACTGGGAGCAGGACCATGGGATGGCTGCCCCGCCGGACAAGAAGACCGGCTGGGCCCACCTGTACCGGCTGCTGCGGCGCAACATCATCGGAGCGCTCCGCCCGGCCGAGTAGTCCCGGACATGACGAAGGCCCCCACCGAATCGAGCTGGCCGGTGGGGGCCTTCGGCGTCCATGAGAACACGCGCAAGCCGCTGAGGCAAACGGGTAGACAACGGCTTCCGGAAGCCGTAATGTCATGCACGTCAACAACCCGCCCCGCATCAGGAGGCCCGCATGTCCGCGCGAATCGACAGCTACCAGCTCGCCACCACCCTCGCGAAGATCGAGAAGATCAACGAGCGCGCGGCCAAAAAGGGCCTGTCCGGCCGCCTGGACCTGGACGTGACCGAGGTCGAGGTGAAGACCAAGGACGACCTGGGCTTCGAGGTCGTCGAGATCCTGTACGACGTCTTCTTCACGGGCGAGGCGCCCAAGCACGACGGCTGGGTGTTCCTCGCGACCCTGGACTGGGACCCGAACGCGGGCCTGATCGTGCGCACCGCTCCCGGAGTCCACTCCGTCGACCGCGAGGGCCTGCGCGAGGGTGCATGCGACCACTGCAACAAGGACCGCATGCGCCGCGAGACCTTCCTCGTCAAGCACGAGGAGACCGGCGAGGAGAAGCAGATCGGGCGCTCCTGCATCAAGGACTTCCTCGGCTGGGACACCACCGTCGCCTGGCCCACCAGCCCCGCCGACGACGACGAGGAGAAGGAGTTCTACGGCATGGGCGGCGGGGACCGCGACGTGTCCACCGAGACCGTCCTGGCCTACGCCTGGGCCTGCGTCAAGGCGTTCGGCTTCGTCCGCAGCCAGGACTACCACGCCACCCCCACCGTGCACCTCGTGCGCAACGCGATCAGCCCCTCCCGCTCCCGGCGTGACAAGGAGTTCGCCGAGAAGATGGCGCCGCTGGCCGGGGAGGCCAAGGGCAAGGCCGCCGAGATCCGCGCGTTCATCCTGTCCGGTGACTTCTCCGGCACCTCGGAGTACGTCACCAACCTGAAGGCCATCGCGGGCGCCAAGATGGTCTCCTCGCGCAACTTCGGCATCCTCGTCTCCGCCCCGCAGGCCTGGGCCCGCTTCAACGAGCAGACCCTCATCCGCAAGCAGCGCGAGGGCAAGCCGTCGGAGTGGATCGGCACCGCGCCCGACAAGGCCGCCGGGGTCAAGGGCTCGCGTATCACCTTCACCGGCATCGTGGAGTCCATCCGCTACATCGACGGCTTCTATAGCTCGACCACCCTCTACCAGGTGCGCGCCGAGGACTCCGGCGTCGTCGTGAAGTGGTTCGCGTCCACCAACGCGCTCGGCGAGGACACGGGCGTGCGCGTCACCCTCCGGGGCACCGTCAAGGAGCACGACGACTACAAGGGCAACAAGGCCACCGTCCTTACCCGCTGCACCCTGGTCGAGGACAACGTCACCGAGCCCAAGCCGTATGAGATCGACGCCCCCGCCAAGAAGCGCACCCCGCGCAAGAAGGCCGCTGCTGCGCCCGCTCCGGCCCCCGTCGAGGAGGCCCCGGCCCCCGCGCCCGTAGTCGAGGAGATCGCCCCGGAAATCGCCGAGGAGACCCCGCAGGAAACCACATCGGATTCTGTCGCGGACACCACCGCGAACGACGACCAGAATCGCCTGGCGTACTACGCGGGCGGCGCGGACGGGTTCGTCCGCTCGATCGCCGACAACGCCGAGGAGGAATCCAACTTCCGAGCCCGGATGGATTCCCGTCAGATGTGGGTCCGGCTCGGTGAGGACGTCGAGCTGATGTCCATGGCGGATGCCTTCGACCTGATGGCCCAGGCATACGCCGAGGGCGCCGAGTGGGTCGACGGGGTCGGCATCGACGCCGCCAACTGGGGCGGGCTGCTGCTGGCCATCGGCCAGGCCGCCGAGGCCGCCACCGTCTGACCCCGGGCATGCAAAAGGCCCCCACCGCGTCCCGCTGGCCGGTGGGGGCCCTGTTGTGTCCGGCCCCCAGGAGAACACGCCCCCGCCCGGCCGCTGATCACAGCTTCATAACGCCTTGTAAATCCATGTGCTCAAAGGGCTTGACAAGGGGTTCCCCCTACGGAAAAGTCAGCGCTCCCAACACACCCGCACGAAGGAGCAGACGACATGAGCCGCACGATCACCCGCCCCCAGGGAATCGCCCTCCGCAACGCCGACTGGCTGCCGGAAGAGCTGCTGACGCCTAACGACGCGCTGCGCTCCCGCTACGTGGTCAGCGCCCGCACCAACACCTGTGCCGCCCTGGTCCGCCTGGGCCTGGCCGAGGAGCTGAACGGGCAGTACGTACTCACCCGCGCCGGGGAGACCGTCCGCGCCATCACTGATCTGCCCGCGTACCTGCCCCGCCTGGACACGGTCGCCAACATCGTTGCCGCTGCGGCCGAGGAAGACACCATGGCGGCCGAGGAGCAGGCGCGGCCGAGCGACGGCACGTACTACCCGGCCGAGGCTGGCGCGCGTGGCTGGCGTGACGCTGTGCCGCTGTGGTTGGACGGCCGCCGGGTCTCCGCCATCGTCGAGAATGACGGGCAGGACCTTTACGTCTTCCTCGGTACCGAGACCATTTACGACGGCGACATGCCCACGGGCATCACGGGTGACGGCGACGTGAGCACCTGGGTTCGCCAGTACGCCACCGGGTACGTGTGGGCCGCTGAGTACCGCACGCTGTGGAGCTACCGCAACCACGCCGGGTACGTCGTGGGCCCGTACTCCGACGCGGAGTTCGCCGCCACCGGCAAGAGCGCCGAAGCGTACTGCCGGGGCATCGTCGACACGGTCGGCGCCGGTGAGGTGATCCGTACGGACCGCACCCCGGAGCACTTCGACACGGTCGGCCGCAACTGGACCGACGTGCGCACCGTCGTGCACGCCGTCGGCCGCTTCGCCGAGGAGGCCCCCCAGGAGCCGCAGGAGGACGCCCCCGCGCCCGTCTCCGGCCTTCCCCTGCCCATCGTGACCACGGATGAGCTGCTGTCCCTGCTGGGCCCGCTCACGGACGCGGAGCGGCTGGCCGTCGACCTGGCCGAACTGGACGCCCCCACCGACCCCACCGCCTAGGTCACATCTCTATAAAGACTTGTCCAGCGATCCCCGAAACTGGCTTTACAAGCCGTAATCGGGGTACGTTGGCAACACAACAACACACACCAACCGCCCCGCAACAGGAGGCCGCAATGCGCACCGCCAACATCCCCGCCCTGACCGTCTCGCCCATCCGCGCCATCGTCGAGGGCTCGCGCAACTTCTGCGCCAAGGCCGGACTGTCCACCCGCGACCACTGGGACTACTCCCGCGTGATCGTCGCCCCGTCGGCCGTCGAGAAGATCGCCGACGCGTACGCCGCTCTCCCGTTCATCGACAACGCCGCCCCGGCTGCGTGGCGCGCCATGGCCGAGGGGGTCAAGCGTCAGTACGAGTTCATGACCGCCCCCGCGTCGCGCGGTGGCCTGGGCATCGCCGTGAGCGTCGAGGACGCCGACCCGTACGACATGGACAAGCAGGGCACCCGCGCGTTCTTCGAGGACGTCCGCAACGGCCGGATGCGCATCCTGTCGACGGCCGCCACGGGTGGTCACTTCTTCTTCGACGACGACACGAACGACCAGTTCCGCGCCGTACACGACGTGTTCGGCCACTGCGGCACCGGGCGCGGCGTCGACCGCCACGGGGAGGAAGCGGCCTTCCGTAAGCACTCCCTGATGTTCTCCCCGCTCGCCCGTAAGGCGCTGGCCACGGAGACCCGCGCGCAGAATCACGCGATGATCGCGGCCGGTGGCGTCTTCCAGACGCAGAAGGTCGCCGTTATGCCGCACTGGGCGCGGCAGTTCGAAGCCGTCCGCCCGTCCTCCCTCGCGGAGTACCGCGCCACGTTCAAGCAGGCGCAGAAGATGCACGCCGCGCAGGGCCTCGCCGAGTAGCACCCGCCCCACACCACGGGGGCCGGGGAAACGCTCCGGCCCCCTCCCACCACCGCCCAGGGAGGGCACACCATGAACGTCTACAAGATCAATTCCGGTCACTGGGGCTGGCTGCATGCGGCTGAGATCAAAGTGGAGGGCCCGTTCCTGCGCCTGCTCGACGTCACCCGCGACGACAAGCCGTTCTATCCCGAGTGCATGATCCCCGTCGCTGACGCGAAGCTGATCATCCCGCCGACCGTCTGAGCAACCGCCCCACCGCACCCCCCAACACCCGCCCCACATCAGGAGGTAACCCCATGCGCATCACCCACACCACCGCCGCCATGGTCGCCGCCCACCTCGGCGCCCTCACCCATGAGCGCGTGTCCGTTCAGGTCGGCACCGGCCGCGACGGCAAGGGGTACCGCGTGACCGTCGCCGCATCCCCGCTCGCGCGTCAGCTCACGTGGGATTCCGCGCGCAACGAGGGACGCCAGGCCATCGCGTACATGCTCGGCGCTGTGGACGCCTACACCGACGGGGCCGCATTCGACCGCGTCCAGTTCCTGGCCGACCTGCTCCGCGAACTGGCGTACCGGCCGGAGCTGTCCAACTCCCTGACCCTGGGCCGTGAGGACGGCACCGCCGCCCGCGTACAGTCCGGCCAGAACACCGCGCCGAAGGGAGACGCCCCCGTGTCTGTTGAGTTCGCCCCCGACGAGGAGACGCCCACGGGTGAGGACCTGGACCGCGACAACGCGCGTGACGGGCTGCTGGCCGAGTGGGACCACACCTGCACCGCCTACCCGTACGTCACGGTAGGCATGGTGTGGGAGGTCAAGCGTTACGCCCTGGTCTACGGCGTCGACCTGCCCGACCTGGCCGACCGGGACGCCGTACGCGCGTTCGTGGGCGCCGCCCGCACCGCCTAGCCACAGCAGGGCCACGACAGCCCCTCACCGCCCAATCCCGGGCCGGTGGGGGGCTTTCTCGTGTTTACCCCCATGGACGCCCTACAGCGCCCCCACACGTCCACGCAGCGCCCCGCATGACCGCACGGCCGCCCGTGGTCCTGGTCGCCCAATTCGGGGCCGGGGGAAGGCTCCCCACTGCTGACCACACCCAGGGACACAGCACTACGACATGCACGGCCATGCGGTCGCCAGGCTCACAGCCAATACGCCGTAACTCCCTGGCTCCCTGGTTGTCGAGTTGCTACAGCGAACGCCACCCCTCCATATGTCGGGGCATATTTGCAGCAACGCAAATCAGCGATTTGGGGTAGTGGCCTGCTGAATAACGCCGAATTGCCATGCATAATATGCGTCTCGCCCAGGGGTTGACAGGCCCTAGAGGGTGTGTATGGGTGCCGGGCGTGGTGCAGGTCACACCAAAAGCAAGGGTGCAGATACCGAGAGGAAGCGCGAGGCTTGATATTGCCCAGCTCAAGGGGTTGACGCGGCGGATGTCAATAGTGTAAGGCCAATGAATAAATATTCGACCCCCCTACCCTTAAGTGCAAATTTGCGGAAGCAAAGGGCCTAGACAGCCGCGCAGCGCAACGATTGGTGGGACCGGACAGTGTCACAGTGGCCGGGGGATTCGGGGAATTGGGGGATCGGGGGGATTTGCGGCAGTGGCGCCCGAGGCGCTAGGGTCATCGCGCTGTGTTCGTCTCGGCTAGGGATGGATGCGCAGAAAGCAACGAGCCCCACAGTCATGCAGTCCGGCCAGCCCGCCGGGTGACTGTGGGGCTCGTTGTGTTGTGGACCCGTGGTCAATTCGGGGAATTGGGGGGAGCGGAGATTCGGGGAATTGGGATATCAAGCGGGAAGGTCAACGCGCTTGACGAGGGGAAGTTGACCATGCAAAATCAGCCACGACGGCGGGGCCAGGGGGGCACCAGCAAGCCGTCGTACAGGGAGGGTTGAGCAAGTGAGCGAGACGAACGAGCTGGCGGACGGGGACCTCGTGATAGAGGAGCCGCAGGTCGAGGAGAAGCAGGGCGGCGGCAAGGCGAAGTGGCTCGCGGTGGGTGCGAGTGGGGTCGCGGTGCTGGCCATAGCCGCTGCGGTGGGAGTAGGGGTGTACGGGCAGAACCAGGTCGACGCCGTGCGCAAGGGGGAGCACAAGGCGCAGGCCGAGGTGAAGTCGCTGAAGAACCAGCCGCCGAAGGTGGTCACGAAGACGGTGACCAAGAAGGTGCCGACGTTCGGGAAGTCGACGCTCATGGGGGTGTACGCGTCGGCTGCGATCCAGGCGGGCGCCGAGTACGACAGCGCGGGCAACGTGGTGTTCACGCCGAACGACACGACGTGCTCCGACCAGTACACGAGTCTCAGCGGTCAGTACACGACGGTCGCGATCGACCGGGGCACGTTCATGACGGCGTGCTTGCAGAGCCTGCCGCAGACGCTCAAGAAGGACACCACGCCGTAACTGCCGTACGCGAGGCCCCTGGGGATGCAACTGGTCCCTGGGGGCTCTTTGCGTTCAGTCGGGGAGGGCGCAAGCGGGTACATGAAACCGCTTGACAAGGGGGAGGGGTACCGATAGCCTTATCCCGTAATTGAGGACCGCGAGGAGGACGAGTTGGACGAGGGCGCGTACAAGACGCTGTCGCTGCTGGAGCTGACCGGCCCGGCACCGCTGACCGCCACGCACAAGCGGAGCATGGCGACGCTGACGTGGTTGGTCGACCAGGGGTTCGTCGAGACGTACGGGTCGTCGTACGAGGGGACCATGCAGATCACGGACGCGGGCCGCGAGGCGCTGGCACGACACAGGGAGCAGCAGTGAGCGAGTCGGCGGAGGCGCGGAGCGCCGAGGTGTACGTCCTGGCCCTGAGCGTCGGTCCGGACGCCGTGAGCACGGACTTGGAACTGCTCAAGCGACGTGCTGAGAAGAAGGAGGAGTGGCACGCCTCCGAGTTCAAGTGGGAGCGCGACAAGTACACCGGCTGGACCGAACGCCTGCTGCTCCGCTACCTCTCCAAGGACACCGGCCGGTGGAACAAGAGCGGTTACTACATCGACAAGGTGCCGGTCCTGGAGGCTTCCGAGTGAACGTCGACTGGCGAACGATCGAGGACAAGTTGCTGCGCCAGGCCGCCAAGGCGAAGTCCTTCCGCGAGCTGTACGGAGATGCGTACGGCGGGGGGAGCGCGAAGCGCGTACCGGGGCGGTCGATCACCGGCAGAATGTCCGTAGCACCTCCGCCGTACCACCCGGTGAGACCTGGGGAATTGCGCGACCTGTAGGTGCAAGCCGGCGAATTTCGAGCATTTAAAAATGGCGGGGAGGGTTTGGAAGATGGCCAAGCTGAAGGACGACGGCGAGTTCCAGGTTGAGGGCGCGGTCAAGATGTGGCTGCCCCTGGAGCCGGAGGACGGCGAGCGCGTCAGGATCAACTCCGCGAAGGAGATCTGGCCGGAGCAGGTGTGGCTCAACGTCAACCAGGAGAACGGCAACTGGGTCGTGGGCACCGCCTCCGTGAAGGGGCGCCTCTACCGCAAGGACAACACTGTCGGAGAGCGGTGGGACGAGCGGTTGTACTCGGGCCCGCACGACGACGGGGAGTTCGAGGGTCCGGACTGGCTGGTCGACCTCATCAGCAGGGAGGTCCCGCGCCGACTGGGTGCCGATGGCGGGGGCCCCCTTACGGATAAGCAGGTCTACGAACTCAACAACCGACTGAACTCGAACCTCGGACTCCAGCCGACTCGCAAGGTGCTGGAGGACGTGCTCGGCTCGGTGCCGGTTGCGCTGCGCGAGCCGGTCAAGGAGGTCAGCCCGCAGCGGTCGCAGTTCGACTCCGCGCTCCGTGTGCTGCTGATGCGGGAGAACCTGGACGGCACCGAGTGGGCGATCCGGCAGTTGCGGGAGGGATCCGACGCGGCGCGGGTGGTGGCGGAAGAAAGCACCGAGTTGCGCCTCGACAAGGACCTCATGTGGATGACGCTGGGGCTGGCTGCTGACGAGTTGGAGAAGCTGCTCGACAAGCGCGCGGCCGAGCTGGCCACGAAGGGGAACTGACGTGGGTGGTGAACCGAAACTGCGGAAGGTCGAGACGCCGGAGGATTCCGACGCGTTGGCGACCTATGAGGTGCTGGTCGATGGTGTGGTGATCGGTGACGTCTCCAAGTACGAGAAGCAGAGCCACGACTACCGGCAGACCTACAGGCGTTCCCGTGAGGTCACGAGGACCTACTGGCTGGGGAAGGTGCGCGGCCAGTTCGCTCGGGATCTGGTGAGCGAACGCGATACGCGGTCGTACGCGGTATACGACGTCAGGGCCAACTATGTCCCGGAAGTGACTGACTCTGAGGGGGAGAACTGACATGTGGAAGTTGCGGGTCTACGAGCCCAAGAAGCCGGGCCAGCGGAAGCTGCCCTGGTACGACACTGACGCGCACGGCCCGGAGGACGCAGCGCAGGCCCTCCGCAACCTGATGTCCAGCCGCGTCGGGGTGGTGCGGGTGGACATCACCTCGGAGGACTACGAACCGGACCCCGCCCCGCCGGTCAAGGCGCAGCGGCTGGAGTGGTGGCAGGACCGCTCGTACACGATGGGTGAGCGCTGGGAGGGCACGGTTGGCGGCGAGCTGGTGGCCTCCGTCGTGCACCACAGCGCGGAGCACAGCGGGAAGTGCCACTACTCCGTGCACCTCGGTCCGTTCGGCAAGGCAGTTGTGGACGTCGCGAACGTCGAGGCCGGAAAGCGTGCGGCGCAGCGGGCGCTGGACAAGGCTGTGCAGAAGCTGTTGGGAGAGAACTGAGACGTATGAGCAAGCCCGGCAACATAACCCTCCCCAAGTCCACCGTCTACGACTACTTCACGGAGAAGGGCATCGACGCGGGCGCCGTGGTCAAGGCGTGGATCGAGGCATGGGCTGACAAGGTCCCCTCGGGCACCCAGATGATCCTGGCGAAGATGCGGTGCACGCTGGCTGGCGGCCCGTGTGGCTGCCCGCCCCACGCTTACATCTACAAATGCCAGGGCCCGTACCTGGGCATCCCGGTGGAGATCCTGATCGACGTGCTCTTCCCGCCGGACGGGAGTCCGTGCGCCGTGCCTGGCGTGGAGGGCCTGGAGCTGCCCGGCCCTGAGTACTTCATGAAGGGCGACGGTACCGGCGTGGAGCAGGAGTTCCTGAGCAAGACCCTCGTGAAGTACATCCAGAAAGTCTGACGTACTGCCGTAACGAACTAGGAGGAGTTACGTGATCGAGCAGCAGGACCTGGAGGAGCGTCTGAAGGCGGACCTGGAGACGCACGGATTCCCTCACTCGCCGAAGGGCAGCGGTGCGGAGGGGTGGAAGGTCTTCCTGTTCCAGGGGCACGGTGAGGCTGCGCTGATGTGGGCCAGGCCGGATGACCGCGATAACGTGGAGGCCGGGATCGCGAGGGACCTCGACGACCAGTACTTCCGTACGTCGCACCTGGAGAAGATCCTGGCCATCCTCCAGACGCGCGGGTACGGCGCCGAGCTGGAGTTCATGGGCGAGACACCCCGGATCACTATCGCGCGCATCCCTGCCTGACGTACAGCCGTAGGAGGCCCCTGCCTGGGAGACCAGGTGGGGGCCTTCTTCATGCTTGGAAAGCTGTTTGATGAAACGCCTTGACGAGACCTACCAACTCCGATAGATTCTCATTACTGCTTCGGAAGCCGTAAGTACGAAGCCGTAAAGAGGAGGAATCGTGGCGCAGAAGAGGGCACCGCATAAGGTCGGGGACCGAGTCGCGATCATGTACGACCACCGCCTGGCCCCGGGGATCGTGCTCAAGATCGAGCAGGGTTCCTCCGGTTCCTGGCGTGGTGACGTCCGCACCTCCGACGGCGTCCTGGAGAACCGTTCGCTCCACCGGGACTACGTGATGAAGCAGTCCGCGCTGGAGCCCTCGACCCGCGAGATCTGGGGCCCGTACTGGGAGGGCCTGGAGAAGGAGGGCGAGTGAGCAAGCACTGCCCAACGGCCTATTACGGAGACCTCGTGCGCTGGCGGGGGCTGGTCGGCATCGTCGACCGCGAGTGGTCGGAGTACGACCCCACCGGGGAGCGTGAGGGCTGGCACCTCGTGCTGTTCGAGGGCGGCCTCAAGAAGTGGGGCCCGCCGAACGAGATCGAACGTCTCTCGGCCGAGTTCCTGGGGATGCCGAACGAGAACCACTTCCCCAACTACCTGGAGCCGCTGACGCTCTGGCAGCAGATCCCGCATGGGTTCGACGAGTACCTGACGTGGGACATGGACGCGGGCTGCATGTACTGCGGCCTCGACGAGGGCAACGCAATCCATCTATCCGAGGAGACCGCTGATGTATGAGAACCCCGTCGACCGGTGGGTGCACGAGGAGGGCCCTCTGGAGGTCGGTGAGCTGGGTGCCGGGGTCGGTATCGACCCGAGTCTGTGCGGTGACGGCTTCCCGAAGGGTGAGTGCCCGAACGGCGACCGCTGCGCCGTCAAGGGCTAGCTGAGTCTCCGGTCCGGTCCGCCGACAGATAGGGGTCGACGGGCCGGACCGGATCGGGTAGATTACGGCTTCCGAAGCCGTAATAAAGAAGGGGAACTCGTGAAGCGGCTTAATACCTACGCGGCGTCGGCCGCGCTCGTGGGGGCGCTCGTCCTCACCGGCTGTGGGTCGGACATCGACCACGGCACGATCACCGGCAAGCGATACGTGCCGGAAGACACCTACACGTACATGCAGCCGATCTACACGACGCAGTGCTCGGGATCCGGCTCGTCGCAGGTCTGCTACTCGACGATCTCGATGTACATCCCTATCTCGCAGACGGACCCGGAGTGCTGGCGGCTCGACCTCCGGGACGGCAAGAAGACGGGCCACGTATGCGTCTCCAAGTCGGCCTGGGAGAAGGCGAAGCCCGGCGGGTCCTGGTAGTGGCCAAGCCCAAGAGCCTGGACGACAAGACCCGCGCGGCTCGGGCGATCAGGCGGGCCGGGGCGAGTCAGCCCCAGCTCGACGCCTACGAACTGGCGGTGCTCCGAGAGGTCATGAGCCACGGAAGCATCAGCGGCAACGCCAGCGCGTACGTGCTGGACCGAATCCACGAACTGGAGGAAGCGTGAACGCGCCGATGACGGAAGACCCAAGGTTCGAGCGACTGCCGAAGTGGGTCAAGGACCGCGTCCGAGCGAAGGACGAGAGGATCGCGCGCTTGGAGCAGGAGCTGGCCGCCGCGCGGGCCCTGCTGAACGAGGGGCCGGAGGACGCCGCTGTGGTCATTGACCCGTACAGCGCGAACCGGCAGCCGCTGCACGGCAACCCGACCATCGAGTTCCGGTGGAAGCAGCCGGGCGAGAAGTTCTGGACGTACTTCCTGGTGCGGCTGGAGGAGGACCGGCGGCTGGAGATCCACGCGAGCAGCAGTCTCGTGATCCATCCGTCCTCGGGCAACGCAGTACGGGCGGAGGTGGTCGGCCGTTGAGCGGACTCACCCCGTTTGAGCAAAAGGTCATCACGCGATACCGAGAGCAGCAGTGGAAGGAGAAGAGGATGGACAGCCCCCTGATGGTCGACTACCTGGGGTTCATCGAGAGGTTCAGGGCGGGCCCGCGCCAGCAGCGCATCCGCATCCGTCCCGAGACGCTGTCTCGCTGTGAGCAGTCGGTGGGGACGGCGGCCTACGCCCGCTGGTACCTCGGCCAGCTCGCTGAGCGGCTTAATACCTAGATGGGTATTCGGGCGTCCGGCAGACGGCAGATCCACCGGACGCCTGTCCCACCGACGAGAGGTGCACACTCTCAATGGGACTCACCAAGCCTATCCAGAGCTGGCGCGAGAGTCGCGCGAGCAAGACTGAGACAGACCCTGTCTCGCCCCCGTCTCAGCCGTTCAACGGCCTGCACGCGACCGGTCTGGTCATCGGGTTCACTCTGATCCTGGTGGCGCTGGCGTTCGTGGCGCTGGTCGGTATGCGGGTGAGCTGGGTACCCCTTCGAGACACCGCAGACGGCATCGGCCTGCACGAGGTCAGGGAGTACTACCCCCTGGTCATCGACGGGCTGGACGGTCTGGGTGTGGTCGCCTCGCTGGCGCTGGTCGGCTCCCCGGGATACCGGTGGGCGATCGGCACGGTGGTCGGTCTCACCGCTGTCTCACTCGTTCTCAACGTCGCCCACGGCTCTGCGTACGCGCATGTGACGGGGCAGTCCGCGAAGACGACGTGGGGGCACGTGATCCTGGCCTCGGCCGCTCCGACCATCTGCATCGCACTGGGGACGCACCTGGCCGCACTCACCTTCCACCGGCTCGCCGGGGTGCTGAGACAGCGGCGAGACAGCAGTGAGGTGACCCTGGTCACCGCCAAGCAGTTGGCCGAGCTGCTTGAGGTGAAGCCGAGCACGATCAGCACGTGGGTCGACCGGGGCAAGCTCACCCCTGTCTCGAAGGACCCCGACGGCCGCAACCTGTTCGACCCTTCGTCTCTGTGACAGCTCGCGGGGGCTCGGTACGCCGGGCCCCCGCCCATCCCAGGAGGACCTGTGTCCGACTCCATCGAGATCCCCATACCGCTGATCCAGGTCGTCACGACGGAGTCCTGGAAGAGCGCCGGGTGGACCGGCTACCGAGAGTTCACCTGCACCATCTCCATCGGCGACGTCGTGCTCCTGGAGCGCAGGGGCGACGACGAGGAGGACTTCCGAATGCACCTGGACCGTCTCCGCGAGGAGACCGTCAACGAGTTCGCAACGCGCCTGAAGGAGGTGCTGGGCCTGTGAGTCTTCAGTCCCTGCTGGAGTACATGGGAATCGACACGGACCTGATCATCATCGACGAGATCAACGACTTCACCACCGAGCCCGCCGAGGGCCCCGAGTACGACTGTTCCTGAGAGGACACCACCATGACGCTTAATACCTCGGCCTCCCGTGAGGCCGTAGAGATCACCCTGGACGAGGCGAAGACGCTGCTGGCTCGCGCGGTCGAGGAGCGGGGCGCCGACTACACGTACAAGATGCTCACGGTCGAGTTGGAGCCGGGCCGCCAGGAGTCGCTGTGTGCGTACTTCGATCCGCAGACGAAGGTGCCGTCGTGCATCGTCGGCCAGGTGCTGTCCTACAAGGGCGTCACGTTCGACGACATGGCCGCCAAGGACAAGAACGTCTACGCCTCGGCGGGGACGCTGATCGACACCGCGTTCATCAAGGCTGACAGCGAGACGCGGGCGCTGCTGGAGACCGTGCAGTCCGAGCAGGACTCCGGTATGCCGTGGGGCCAGGCCGTCGAAGAGGCGCTGTCGACGTACGAGGAAGTGGCGCAGGGCTACGAGGAGGCGGGTTACGACGACCCCTCCGAGGCGTACTGGTTCTGATGGGGACGCCGAACATACTGCTGCGCGGGGTCGTGGGCTCGACAGCCTTCGGCCTCGCCCGGCCCGGGTCCGACATCGACAGCCTGGGCATCTTCGTCCGTCCGACGGCCGAGTTCTTCCGTATCGGCGCCCGCAACAGCGACTCGCTGGTGACCACGGCTCCGGACGTCACCCTGCACGAGGTCGGCAAGTACGTGAACCTCGCGCTGAAGTGCAACCCGACGATCATGGACCTGATGTACCTGGAGGAGTACGAGCAGCAGTCCTGGGAGGGGGAGTGGCTGGTCGACATCCGCGAGGACTTCCTGTCCGAGGGCTACGTGCGCGCCGCGTACGGCGGCTACGCCATGGGCCAGATCAAGCGCATCAAGCAGGAGCTGGCCAACGAGGCCAGGCAGACGCGGGTGGCCAAGCACGCCAGGCACTGCTTCCGGCTGCTGCGGCAGGGCCAGCAACTGCTGGAGTACGGCACGCTGACCGTCCGTGTGCCGGACCCGGACTTCTACTGGGCGTTCGACGAGATGTCGGGTGACCAGATCGAGGCCGAGTTCTGGAAGGCGTTCGACGTCTTCAACGACCGTGTCGGCATCCTTCCGGCGCAGCCGCGTACGGACCGGCTCCAGGACTTCATCAACTACGTAAGGAAGATCTGAGTGAAGTGGCTTCGAGACGTTCCGGAGGCCGTGTGGATCGCGGCGCTACTGCTGGACGCGGCTGCGGCCGTCTACGTCGGGCACGCGCTGTTGCTGGCATCCGGACACTGACCTGACCTGCGAAGGCCCCTGCTGCGGCGGGGGTCTTTTGCATGTCCGCGCAACCCCTCGAAAGTGTGACCCACGCCATATGGGTTCCGTTGAACATCTTCACGATTACGGCCTTGAGATTACGGCTTCTTCGTTATAGGTTTCTCGATGTCGGGGTAACCCGAAGAACCGCAGAGCCGAGGAGCACCGAATGAGCACCGCCACCACCGACGAGCAGCGCCGCCTCTACATCCGGGAGTTCCTGAACAACCAGGGCCACCACGGCCTCGGCGCGGTGCTCGCGGAGATCAACGACGGTGACGACAGCGACGACTACCTCGACTTTGGCGCCACCCTCCAGATCCAGGACTGCTCCCGCAGCGTGACTCTCGACTTCGGCGTCTACGGCCAGACGGTCACCGAGGAAGACCGCGAACAGCTCCGCAAGGACCTGGAGAACGCCCGCGCGAAGGCCGACCGCCTCAAGGGCGCCGTCTACCTCTTCATCGAGAAGCTGGACGAGGCCCTGAGCGACGTAGAGACGGACCTCGACAAGCGCGACAAGAAGGCCGCGAAGAAGGCCAAGAAGGCCAAGAAGAAGGGCTGAACATGACCGCGAAGCAGGACGACCGCCCCCTCATGGGACTGGGCCACCTGGTCATCCCGAACGTCAGCGCCAGCCATGACTGGCTCAAGCGCCAAGGCGAGCAGCGCGAGAAGTCCATCGAGATCGTCGTCACTGAGGCGAAGAAGTATCTCGGCAATGAGGACGTCCTTCCGGCGGCCTTCTATGTCGGTCTCGCCGAGCGCATCGTCGCGGCCCTCGACCAGCGGCTCTGACCCACCACACACCGGAGGACCCATGACGAACCTCATGAGCATCATGTCCCAGAGCCTGCTCAAGGACATGCTCGACAAGGGCTACGTCCGCAGGCAGAACCACCCCGACGCTCCGCTGGCCATCCTCAACTACACGAACAAGGCCCAGTACGAGGGCATGTGGAACGACGTCACGAAGAAGACGCGCGGCCTGATCGTCGACAGCGTCACCAACGAGGTCGTCTCCCGCCCGTTCGAGAAGTTCTTCAACTGGGACCAGGTCCCCGAACTGCACTCCACGCTCCTGACGCAGCCGGTCGAGGGGTACGTGAAGTGGGACGGCAGTCTGGGCGTCGGCTACACGCTTAATACCGGGGAGTTCCGCATCGCCACGCGGGGCTCCTTCACCAGCCCCCAGGCCCTGCACGCCACCGCGCTCGTGCAGGAGCGGTACCCCGAGTTCGAGCCCATCCTCGGCCTGACGTACCTCTTCGAGATCGTCTTCCCGGCCAACCGCATCGTCGTGGACTACCAGAGCCTCGACGAACTGGTCCTCCTCGCCGTCATCGACACTGCGACCGGCAAGACGCTCCCCTTCGGCACCTACGACTGGCCGGGCCCGGTCAACGAGCCGGTCGGCTTCAAGACGATGCCCGACGTCCTGGACTACATGCGCCACGTGCAGGAGACCAACCTGGAGGGCTTCGTCGTCCGCTTCCCCTGGAGCGACACCCGGGTGAAGTTCAAGTACTCCGAGTACGTCCGTCTCCACCGGATCCTGACGAACGTCTCCACCCTCTCCGTGTGGGACGCGCTGGCCAACGGGCAGGGCATCGACTCCTGGATCGACCGCGTGCCGGATGAGTTCTACACCTGGGTCCACCAGCAGGTGCACCGCCTGGAGGGCGACTTCGCCCGCGAGAAGGCCCAGATCATGGACGACTACGCCTGGATCGTCAAGCGCCTGCGGCGGCCGGAGACGGACGCACAGAAGCGCCGCAAGGAGTTCGCGCTGCTCGCCCAGGAGACGCCGTACCCGGGCCTGCTGTTCCGCATCTACGGCGGCAAGGACATCACGGCAGACGTCTGGAAGCGGGTCCGTCCGACGTACGAGAAGCCGTTCCAGACGCTCTCGGAGGACGCGGCCTGATGGCGCCCTGGGACTTCGGCGGGTGGTTCGAGGCAGCGGAGCTGGTGGGCGGGGAGAAGGTCCTCGCCCACCCCCGTAAGGACTGCGTCGGCCGCCACTGCTGCATACACAACCCCTCCAATCACCACATGCGCGACTGGCCCCAGCACTTCCGTGCCGATCGGGCGCTGACGGAGCGGACCTGTCCTCACGGGATCGGACACCCCGACCCGGACGACCTTCACTTCAAGCGACTGATGGCGGGGACCGACGAGGTCCCGGACGCCGTCCACGGATGCGATGGGTGCTGCCGAGTGAGCCTCCTCAAGTGCAAGTGCTGCGGACCGAAGAAGAAGGAGAAGCCTGTGACCACCCTGACCATGACCAAGGGCCTGCCGGGCTCGGGCAAGACGACCTGGGCCCGGGAGCAGGTCCTCAAGGCCATCCCCGGCTCGGTCGTGATCGTGTGCAAGGACGACCTGCGGGCGATGCTGCACGCCGACCGCTGGCACGGCAAGAACGAGCGGCAGGTCGTCAAGGCCCGTGACGCGCTGGTGGAGTTGTTCCTGCTCCAGGGCATCAGCGTGATCGTGGCGGACACCAACCTCAACCCGGCCCACGAGGAGCGGCTGGCGCGCATGGCGGAGACCCGGGGAGCGCGGTTCTTCGTCAAGGACTTCACCGACGTACGTCTTAATACCTGCATCTCCCGCGACCTGAAGCGGGAGAAGAGCGTCGGCGAGAAGGTCATCCGGGACATGTACGCGAAGTACCTGACCCCGGCCCCGTCCGACCCGCCGGAGTACGTCGAGGGCCGCCCGCACGCGGTCCTGGTGGACCTGGACGGCACGCTGGCCAAGATGGCCGACCGCAGCCCCTTCGACTGGGACCGCGTGGACGAGGACGAGGCCCACCAGGACGTCGTCGACCTGGTGAACACGCTGAGGGACGCGGGCGCCGAGGTCATCTTCGTCTCCGGCCGCGACGCGCGGGCCTACAAGCGGACCCGGTCCTGGCTGGTGCAGCACGTCGGCGACTGGACGCCCCTGGCGCCGCTGCTGATGCGCTCCGAGTACGACATGCGCAAGGACTCGATCGTGAAGGAGGAGATCTACCGGCAGGAGATACTGGGCCGCTACAACGTCTGGATGGTCCTCGACGACCGCGCGCAAGTCGTTGACATGTGGCGCAATCTCGGCTTGCGCGTCCTACAAGTTGCACCTGGCAACTTCTGAGTTACCTCTCAAAACCCTTGGCCCCGTCACGAGTTACCGTGGCGGGGTCAAGTCGTACCCGTTGGTAGCTTGACAAGTTGGATCTTAACGGCTCCTTAGCGAGCGTGTGATCCCCGTCACGTCATTGCCCGGTTGAAGTGCCCCGTTTGTACTAGCTACCCCGAAGTAACGTAAAGAATTTGAGTCTTTAAGTAACCTCCAGAAGGCGGTAAACCCATGAAAAGGTAAAGAAACGAGGTTGCGGAAGTCTGTCAAGCCCTGTCCGGAATGATCGCCCGGTGCTACGGTGCGTGCACTGGCCATCCACCAAATCTTCACAGCCGATCCCCGAGGCTCTTTGCTACTCGCGAAGACACGAAACTCGGCGCCATGGTTGGGACTTGGCCGGTTCCATGTGTCTTCACGCGCTCCACAGCCATCTCGGGGAGCGCGTTGTTGGAGGGGTTAACAAGGACCATGAACTCGATCAGGCGCGACGGACGCGATGACACCGGGGAACAGGACGTCCGAGAACTGCGTCACAGATTTGCCGGGGAACCGCCCGCGCCCACCGGCATGCCGAACGACCCGCACCTGCGGGACAAGGAAGACGTGCCGCACGAGGGGTCGTTGGCGGACTTCTACGGCCTTGAGGACGACGGGATCGACGCAGAACTCTCCGCCCTGGTGGACGCTGGAGAGCTGTGCATGGGGTGGGACAGCGAGACTCAGGAGGTCATCTACTGGCTGCCCGAGGAGCCCAAGCTGACGGAGCGGCCTGAACAGGCTCCGAAGCCGCACTCCCGCCGGGCCCGCAAGCCGCGCAAGCGGTCGAACGTCTACCGACGGACCATGCTCACGCTGGTCGCCTCCATTGCGCCGCTGTTCGTAGGTATGGCGGCCGAGGCCGCCCTGGACATGCACGCCGATAGCTCGCGCCCCATGGACCAGCCGGACATGGCGGGTGCTGATGTGCCCGCCCCCGCCCCCTCGGCCCCTGTGCAGGACGCGGTCGACACCTCCAGCGACTACCGGCCCAACAGCTCGAACTACCAGCTCGCGGCCAAGCACGCCAGGGTGACCTCTTCCCCGACGGCCGAGAAGCATGAGTCGCACGTCGGCAAGCACCGCAAGGCGCCCGGGAAGCCCACCACGGTGAGGCCGAAAGCATCCAGGAAGACGGAATCCAAGACCCCGATACCGTCTCCGGCGGTCACCGCGAAGCCCCCTGCGACCTCGGATGCGCCGTCCAGGCAGGATCCCAACACCCCGGCGGAGATCGTGGTCCACGGCATCCTGGACCCCGTGGGATCCCTTCTCAAATAGGCCTTTCAGGTACGGCCTTGTCGAGCGTGTGACCCAAGTCGCTTGACAAGGTCGTGCCTGAGAGACAACATGGTCAACGTGCCCAACGCCTGGGCCGAGGCGGGGCTGCTTTTTAAGGAGTTGATCATCCATGGGTGAGCGAGTCAGTGTCGACAAGTTCTGCGACTTCAAGGTGAAGCACGGGCGGAAGACCGAACCGTGCGGGCAGGACGTCCCGAACAACGAGGCCACAGCCATCACGGTCGGGACGACGAGGTACTTCATGGATCTATGCCTAGATCATCAGCAGCTCATGGTCGGCGCCCTGGAGCCCTTCACCTCCATCGCCCACAACACCGAGAAGCGCGTCGGCACGCAGGTGCTCAAGGCCATCAAGGGCAGGGGTGGCCAGACCTTCACCGCTGCTGACGTGCGTGTGTGGCTGAAGGAGCAGGGCCGGGAGATTTCCTCGACCGGACGCATCCCCGTGGATCTCATCCGCGAGTTCGAGGCCGCGCACAAGTAGAGCTGACACCTGCCCCAGCAAGGGTCGGAGGGACAACGGCGTCCCCCGGCCCTTTTCGTTGTCCTGGGACAGTGCCCTACCCCCCGGCCTCGCGCGAGGAGCTGGGGCAGTGGCCTCGGATTACAAACCCGTAATCGTGATCCTGTAAAAAGGATGCATGAACACGATGAGCGAGCGACGGCCGGGCCAGGGGAACCACCTCCCCTTCGCCAGCATGCCTGCGCTCATCACGGCCTTGACGGCGTTCTGCCTCGGCCGCTTCCCGTTCCCCGCCCGCTAGGGCAGCCCCTTGGCCCGCTATCCCAAGCGCGGCGTAAGACCCGGCGGGGAACTATCCCTCTCATGACAAGCTAGTTGCTAAATGGGGTTGACATCACCCAACCCTGATACCGTAATGTGTAGATCACCGGCCGACGGGGCCGGACCAGCAACGGGAATTCGCGTAAGGGTCAGCGCGCCTGCTTTGGGAGCAGGCAGATGGGGTTCGAGTCCCTGATTCCCGACCAAGGCCCTTTGGCAGAGACAGTTAATGCGCCCGCCTGAAAAGCGGGAGATCTTGGTGCGATTCCAAGGGGGGCCACTTTGTCCAGACGCCGAGCCCTGTTCCTGGACAAAAACTGCAATCAACCCTGAACAGGGGCGGGAGACCGAAACGCAGCACTGGGGCGAATCCGCAGAACCACGTGTGGTAGGGAACAGCACTTATCCCGAGCCCGTCACCTAATTTCGTAGGCGTGCGGAGTGCATCATGAATAAGAGGATCGCTGGAATCGCACTTGCGGGAGCACTGGCCATTACGCCGATAGCGGTTACCGCCGCAGAGGCCGCAGCCAGTTACGTGACCGTCAAAAGCGGAGACACACTGAGTGGGATCGCATCAGCCCACAAGACGACGTATCAGCACCTCGCGTCCATCAACCACATATCCAACCCCAACCGGATTTACCCCGGCGAGAAGATACTTCTGGCCGCCTCGTCCACGCCCGTCCCGACCAAGCCTGCTCCTACGTCCGGCAGCTCGACCTCGTCGGGCACGAAGATCGTCAACCAGGCCGCCAAGTACATCGGCACGCGGTACGTCTGGGGCGGCGCCTCGCCGTCGGCGGGCTTCGACTGCTCAGGCCTGACCTACTACTCCTTCAAGAAGTTGGGGAAGTCGATTCCCCGCGTCGCGAGCGACCAGCACCACGCCAGCACGAAGGTCTCGAAGCCCCAGAAGGGCGACCTGGTCTTCGTGCACGACTCCGGCGGTCACGTCTACCACGTGGCCATCTACGTCAATTCCACGACGTGGCTGGAGTCGGAGCGCCCGGGTAAGGGCGTGAACTACTACAAGCCGTGGTCGAAGTCCATTTACTACGGGCGCTACACGGTGAAGTAGGATTCACCAGTAAGACGGTCGGAGGGAAGATAGGGTCCTTCCGGCCCCCGGCCGAGTGGTGTAATGGCAGCCACGCCATCCTCAAAAGATGGTGCCCTGTGGGCGTGCGGGTTCGACCCCCGCCTCGGCTACGCAATCCTCCATAGCTCAATTGGCAGAGCATGCGACTGTTAATCGCAGGGTTCCTGGTTCGAGTCCAGGTGGGGGAGCTAGGAGCGGATAGCGGCCATGCTCCTATGAACAAATAGCCCGCTGATGGTTACCCGGCCCCATCTGAAAACGCCGGGATTCTGTTTCCTTCTTCTGGGAGAATGAATGTCGATCAAGCGCCCTGATCTGCCCATCGAGGTCGACGACGTGCTGGACAGCACCGGCAACTACACGAGCGAGTGGGTGGACAGCAGCAAGATCCATTCCATCCGCATCACGGCAACTGGCGTCAGTTACTCCACCGTCCAGGAGTCGAACGACACGACGAACATCGTGCGGTCCCTGTCTGCGGTCCAAAACGGTACTGAGGTGTTCCTCACCGCAAGGTACTTCCGGGTCCAGTTCAATGCCGGAACCTCCTCCGCTGGTGGACCTGTGCACGCTGCCGTCCGAGCGGTGTCGTAGCCGCCCTTAGCCCTTGAGCACGACTGAGCAGCCCCGGAACCCCTGTGGGTACCCGGGGCTCAGTCATTCTCCGATGCCGGTCACTACGAACGTGAGCAGAGCAGAAACCGCCGATACCCCCAGCAGGGCCGGGAAGCGCGCGGACAGTAGCCCCAGCACAGCCGTGATACCCCACGCCACGTGCTTCGTCGTCCAGACAGTGACCTCGTCCTGCTCCTCCTCGGCGGCCGGTGGAGGGGTGTACCTGCCCCGGTGGGCGTCCAGGTGGTTCTGCTTGTCGACGGCCGCGTCCACCTCGGTGTCGGACTCGCCCCAGTCGTTGCAGTCATCGCAGTACCAGAACATGGGCTTCCTTCCTTGGGTACAACGAACCCCCGGACCTCCGCTTGAACAGTGGCCCGGGGGTTCGTGGTTGGTTGCCTTACAGGGACTTGAGGACCAGGACGACACCAGGGCCAGCGGCAGAGGTGCCGAGGGTCGTGGTCAGCGAGATCGTGTCACCGGCCGCGAAGGTCGCCAGCGCGGCGACGTTGTTCACACCGCCCTGGCTCGCGGTGTACGGGACGGTCGCGGCCTGCTGGTCGGTCCAGCCCGCCTGGTTGCCCGCGTTCACGCCGATGTACGGGTTCGAGACGACCTTGTTGCCCTTGGTCGCCGAGGCCGCCACGGTCGCAACCGCACCGGAGACGGCCGAGCCGTTCTTGTTGACCTGGAACGTGGACTGCGTCGAGCCCAGCGTGCCGAGGTTGGCGTAGATAGCGACCAGTTCGGCGCCGAACGGGACCGGCTGGGTCACGGACAGGTCGTTGTTGGTCAGGATGAAGGTGCTGCCACCGATACCGCTCATTGAAGAGGTCTCCTCATTACTGGTTCTGAACCAGTTATCAGGATAGTCTGCGCAGGTCACAGGTCCGAGTGGG